ATGAAAACCATCGCTCGGCGTCTGAGCCCCTTCGCGATCCTGCTCCCGGCAAGCCTGTTGTCAGCCTGCGCCTCCCTAGGCAACGCCGGACTCGGCGGCTCCCAGCAGAACCCCACCAACCAGCTCCTGAACATGATCGATGAGGCTACCCGCGAAGGCATGTCCGTGGTGCTGGTACCGGCACTCATGCCCAACAAGAGCGTGACGGACCTCTCCAGCTACTCGCATCGGGTCATATTCAAGAACAAGGACGTGCCCGGGATCGCCTACATGCAGGCCTTTGCCAACAACGACCTGGAGAAGATCAAGGAAGCCGTCTATCTGTGGGACTTCCTCGAGGTCAACATCGTCCCGCCGGGAACCTACCTGCTGTCCGGAGGGATCGACTACAAGATCGACAGCACCCTTGCCCAGATCAAGGCGCCAAAGGGGCAGCCGGCTGCCAGCCCACTTGGTTCGGTGAACCTGTCCGCCGTGCTGTATCGCCGGTTCGTGAAGGAGAACTACTGGCGCGACGCCTCCTATGCAGACAAAACCTACACACAGAATGTCTGCAGCGCCGTGCACATGGCCTCCGGCCAATGCGTGGGCTGGACCGAGCAGCAATACAGCCAGCGGGAAATGGTCTCGGATGCCGGTTGGACCGAAGGCACGAAGATCGAGGATGTCCCCTCCATCAAGCTGCAAGCGCAGATACCCGACGCCTATGCCCCGCTGTCCTTCACCATTCAGCCTGGGCAGATCCTGCTCAGCGATCGGTTCCACTTGAAGACCCCGGCCGTGAGCTATGACAGGAAGACCTGCAAGGCCGTGGACACGCAAAACATCAAGTGCGCCTTGCAGGATATCCAGGTCTTCATGAGGCCCGCGCCCATGGAGCTGACGAAAAGGTTCATCGATCGCGAGCAGCCAAGGCTTGATGAAACGGGCCGCCAGGTGCTCGCGCGGATCCAGCCGATGAAAACCGAGATACTCGGCGAAGCAGGCATGGAAGACCTGACCTGGGGCCTGCCGGTTTCCTTGAAACGCAAGGCAAGATGAAACGGGCCCTCCGCCGAGCGCCTTCCGCTCGCGGTCGCCACAACGGTTGATCGATAGAGGCCCGGAAGGCAGGCGGCAGGACAGACCGGCTCGGCTGGTCATGTTCGATGACGACCCGCCGATGACCGACCCAGACCGGATCTTGCGTCCAGATAGAAGCCGCGCGCGGGGCTGGATTGCAGGCAACGGCCGAAAACGTGACAGGTGCTGGGGTACTCCTCGGACACTCCGGGAAAGTAGTAATTACGGAGCGGCTTATCGGGAGAGGGAGGCGGTTGCGAGGCCGTAAAAGTATGAAAGTGTTATAGGGGCACCCCAAGGAACTTGCTTCAGCAATACCGGACAGGAAAGAAAAAAGCCCCGTAACTCGTTGAGCTACGGGGCTTTCCTGTTGGAGGCTGAGGTCGGAATCGAACCGGCGTTCACGGATTTGCAATCCGAAGTAAAACCCAACAATTTCAGATGGTTAACGGTGGATAATTTCCGCATCATAGCCGTATTCGTGTCTCTGGAGGCCGCTGATTAGTTGGAGGGAGAACATAGATGCGGAAATGATTTCAGCTCCCTCCATGGCATTCCCATGCGCCACTCTCCGCTCGTCGGCCGCCCTCGAATACTGGATATTCATACAGCATAATTTCCGGCCAACCCGACTGCCGGAGATTTCCATGTCCTACTCCGACCCCAGGCATTGCCACAACCAGCGCGTCACCCAATGGCTCGCCGCGATACGGCAGCATGCCGCATGGCTGTACGCAGCGGATGAGCAGTACCTGTATCTGGTGGGCGAGGCCAACGAGCTCTACCAGTGCGGAATCGTGGGGTTGCAAGACAGGCACGACATGGTCACCGACGCCCTCGGCATGTACTCCTGGGCGATCGAGCACGGCATCACGCGCGAGACGCACTACTGCTCGGACTGCTGCTACGACGTGCTCGACGGCGGCGTCGTCGTCGGGAGCGTGGACGACGAGGGCATCTACCACGGGCCCGAACCCGCACGACAGCGGCTGGGCTACGTCGGCCGGGATCCCCTGGACGGAATAACATCCTTGCGCCTGGGCCAGGCGCTTGAGCGTGCCGGCATTGTGCGCGGCCTCGTGATCGAACTCGACGCCGGCGGCACGCTGCAACTCGCCGAGCAGATCCCGGATGACTTCCGGCCATGGCGCTGGCCACCATAGCCCCTCACAGGCGATAGCCCATACCGTGCCGCTTCGCTTGCCCCAAAGCGAAACATGTCTAGCCTTATCTGGGTGACTTTCTCCTATGGTCACGGAGACTCCGGGAGCTGCCCAACCTCCCAGAGTCTCCACTTTCTGCTGCTTCCCCTCTTTGCAATCAGCAGCTCATCGCAGGTCACAACGAGGGTATTTCATGAAGATCAGTTTCGTTGCCATAGGCATGCTGCTCGCGGCAGGTATAGCGATGTGCGTCTATCTGGTCATGAAGGCTGCGTCTACTGTGTGAGGCACCATAATGTGCGGAAGGCTCAGCCAGTACACTGGCTTGCACGAATTCGTCGACGCGCTGTCGATGCCAGCCATGTTGGTCAACTTGGTCGGCGAGCAGACACAGCGCTTTAACGTCGCGCCGTCGACGGCGGTGACGACGCTCAGATTGGAAGGGGACGCCCTGGTCGCCCAGGCGATCAGATGGGGATGGAGGCCGTTCTGGTCCCGTGATCGCGCGGCGCCGATCAACGCCCGGGCGGAGAAGGTCGCAACGAGCCGGTTCTACAGCTCAGCGTGGAAGCACAGAGCACTGACGCCGGTCAGCGGCTGGTTCGAGTGGGTCGATGGAGGCGAGACGCGGAAACAACCGTTCCATATCCAGCACCGGGACGGGAGTCCGATCCTATGCGCGGCCATCGGCCAGTTTCCCGGCCTCGATGACGAACCGGCAGATCACCATGGGTTCGTGATCATTACCGCGGACGCCGAGGGCGGCATGGTCGACATCCACGATCGGCGTCCTGTTGTGCTGTCACCCGAACTGGCACGCGAGTGGCTTGACCCTGCGACGCCGCCGGAACGCGCGGAGCAGATCGTGCTCCACCAGGGTGAGCCGAGCGAGTCGTTCACTTGGTATCCGGTGAGCCGCGAAGTTGGGAACGTCCGAAACCAGGGCGCCCATCTGATCGAGCCTCAGCGCTCCGCTTCGTAGGCTGCTACGCCTGCGCCGACGGCGATCCATCCATCTGGCGAGTGCGCGGTGTCGCAGATCGATACGTCCACCGTCTGGCCTTCCTTGGGCTCGGCTGGAAGGATCGCCGCAGTACGCCGCAGGTCGTTCGAAGACGGCGCGAAAGTGCTTTCAGAGCAGTGGAATGCCCATATCCCGTGTTTTCCGGAACTGCCTATCTGGCGGTCCAGCTTTAACGTCCACTTCCCCGCCAATCGAATAACCAGCATCGCCCTGCTCCGTAGGAAAAGGCCGTAGTCTACTCCTAATTCTGACAGGCCCTGTTGGCCGCCAGCAGTTGGGCTTCATACCCTATCCTCTGCCGGCGCTCGGCCAGCAGCGCGCGGACCTTGGTCTGGAGATCGTCGCCCTTCCGCAGCCCCGCCGCGGCCCAGGCCGGCACCTCGACCGCGGGTGCTCGGCACGGCACGGCAACGGGCACTTCTACGCGCACCGTGCGCGGCTCGGCTTCCTGCCGGCCGGCGCATCCCGCCAGCGCGAACACCACCAGCATCAGCACCATCCTCATAGACCCAACTCCTGATCGATAACCGCCTCGGCGGCCGCGCACTGCTCGCCGGCCGTGCGCTCCCGCAGTAGGCGATGTGCCGCGGCATAGTCGCCGTCGGCGCGCCTCCGCGCTTGCTCCACCGCCTGGGCTGCATCCCGGGCGCGCTGCTCGCCGGCCAGACGCAGCGCGGCAACCTGCCGGACCTGCTCCGCCACTGCGGACTCCAACTCTCCCCGGGAGGCACGGCAGGCGACCAGATCCGACCGTGCGGCATCGAGCTGCGGCCGGTAGTGCCGCGCTCCGATCCAGACACCGCCGGCGGTGCCGAGGCCGAGCAGTAGCAGGCAGGCCAGCGCGACCGACAAAGCACGGGCGGAGATCACGACAGCACCCTCTTCGCCCGCTCCCACAGCGCCAGGCGCTCCGCCTGGCCATTCGTGCCGCCGTTGATGCGCCGAGTGATGGCGGCGAACTCGCCGCGGTCGGCCAGGTCGTTCAGGCCGTGCGTCGACCACCACCAGGCCGCCGAGATCGCCGCCCACTCCGGTTGCTCGAGAAGCTCGGGTTCCTGCTCCAGCGGCTGGCCCAGCCCGGCGCCGGCCGCGCGGTAGTTCGCCCGGCCGGTGATCTGCAGCAGCCCGCGCCCACGGTACCGCCAGCCGTCGCCCGATGCCTCGTCGCCATTGCCGTTGCGCGAGGCGTAGGCGTTGTTGGCGATGGCTCGGGGGTTGCGCGCCAGGCGCTGCGCCAGGGCGTTGGGCTGGCCGTCGGCGCCGAGGTACCGGCTCGGCCAGGTCGCAGCCAGGCCGCGGGCGCTGTAGTTGAGGTTCTCCACCAGCCCGCTCAACTGGCTGCTCTCGTGCCCGATCTGCGCCAGGAACGCCGCCGCGCGCACAGGCGACGTGATACCGAACCGCGTCATCCCGCGATTCAGCGCACCAACAAAAACGCCGGCTCGAGGGCCGGCGTTCGGGTAAATACGCAGCAGTTGCTGCTCAGTGATGGGCATGTAGTTCTCCAATAGTACCCGCGTTGACGCGGGCATGACGTTCAACCCCAACAGCCGGTATCATTCGCGGCTGATCCGCGCATTTGCAGAAGGGAAAGAAATGCTCTACGGAATTCAATACTTGCGCGGCATTGCCGCCATGATCGTTGTCCTGTTTCATTTCAGATTTGTGCTTGACAACGTCTACGCAGAGAAAGCCCTGGGCTCGAACCTGTTCGGCGGTGGTGCAGTAGGCGTCGACATATTTTTCATGATCAGCGGCTTCATCATCGTCTTCGCTACGAAAAGCAAACGAGCTGCGAATCCGCTCGACTTCGCAACTAGACGAATCTTCCGTATATATCCACTCCTAATACTTACGATGATCGTAGGCGGAATAACGGTATACGCAAATGTCGACTTTATAACTCTTGCTCGCGCAACAGTCCCTCTCAACCGCGACTACTCAATGGGTGGGCGGTTGCAGGAGCTGAGTGCAACACGGTTATTGAATTGACGCAGGAGCATCATATTGCATAGCCAAGGCTTTCTGCATCACTTCGCTCATGACTTCGATAGGACATTTGAAATCGAAGCGCTTACGTGGACGCATGTTCAGTTGAAACGCAATGGCATCCAGTTCTTCTTGGCTATGTACCGACAAGTCAGTGCCCTTGGGCAGGTACTGGCGGATCAGGCCATTAATGTTTTCGTTGCTGCCGCGCTGCCAAGGGCTGTGCGGGTCGCAGAAGTAGATCGCCACACCGGTTCTCTGGGTGATCTCGGCGTGCTGTGCCATTTCCCGGCCCTGGTCGTAGGTCATGCTCTTGCGCATCGCCAGCGGCATGTTATTGAGGGCGGCGCTGAAGCCCTCCATCGCCGAGGTCGCCGTCGCGTCGTTCATCTTCACCAGCATCAGGTAACCACTAGTGCGCTCCACCAGCGTACCTACAGACGAGGCGTTAGCCTTACCCTTAATAAGGTCGCCTTCCCAATGCCCCGGCATCAGCCGGTCTTCAACTTCCGGCGGGCGCAAGTGAATGCTGACCATCTCTGGAATCTGCCCGCGCCGATCCACACCGCCAAGGCGTGGTCTACGTGTCGTCTTGCCTTGGCGCAAACAAAGGATCAACTCCTTGCGCAGCTCACCGACGGGCAGGGCATAGATCGCGTTGTAGATCGTCTCGCGACAGACGTAGGCATCTCTAAGGCTGGGTATGTTCATACTGCGCAGCTTGCCGGCAATCTGCTCGGGAGACAAACGCTGGCGCAGCATATGGATCACCAGTTCAAAGCGCTCACTCCCTGGCAGCAGCTTTCGCATGGGCCGACAAGCCTGGCGGCGGGCCTTCATCCGCTGCTGAGCCACACGGGCCGAGTAGCTGCCAGCTGCATCTCGATTGCGGCGCATCTCCCGGCTGACCGTCGAAGGGGATCGGTTGATCAAGCAGGCAATCCTGCGCAAGCTGAGGCCTTGGGCATGACTAACTTGAATGGTGGCACGCTCTTCAACGCTGAGTTCGGAATAAGACATAGGGCAGCACCGTACCGGAAAGGTCAGGTGTTGCACTCAGTTTTTGCCGCCGCCGTGCCCCAACCTTTGGTTTCAACATTCACGGACCAGCCTGGACGCTTACTTACGAACTCTGGTTCTACGCTGTATTCTGCGCCGCCATGTATGTAAGTCATAAATGGCGTACCGCAATCTGTTGCACTGCCCTGGCTCTTCAGATAGTCGTTTTACAGCTCGCGTTCGACGGCGCACTATGGATTACCGCTTCCCGCTCTGTTGATTATGCGGTTGATCAGCCATTTGCATATCTCGCCAGATTCGCATCATCCACAATGTTCTATGAGTTCATCGTAGGAATGATCGCGGCCGAGCTTTTCATTTCACGACACCAGATGAGCAAGGCTGCCGCATCGGCTATTCTACTTTCCGGCATTGGAATTTTCATCGTTTTCTTCACATCTCAGCATGCAGCAGGCTTTGGTCCCCAGGGGTTCGGAATGTGGTCCATTGTCCTGTTCCTGGGAGTTGTCTCATATCAAAAATCGAACGAAATTAGCCCCAACAGAACGCTATACTTCCTCGGCGAAATATCTTATTCGATGTACCTCTCCCACTACCTGATCGTTGCCATGATCCCGAAATACGCAAACCCCCTGTGGGTTGCAACATCTGGTTTCTCCAGATTCTTCATGCTTGTATTCGTGACAATAGCCGTATCTACGGTGGTCCATTACCTGCTTGAGAAGCCAGCAATACGGCTTGGCAAGAATATAACTGACGCTCTTGCCAAGCCGAAACCTGCAATGGCTTAGTCGTTAATTATCTCGTACTTGTAAACCTCTGTTCCGGCCGCTGCACCTCCGTCCGCAGTTTGAACTCTGATCTGTGAGTTGTTGGAGGATGCAGCAGGGTTGCCCCAGGGCTTCTTCGATCCTGCATCAAGAGATGCCGCCGCAGCATTCATAGGGATAAGGTTCACGGCAGATGCGGTATTTATCCGCACATCCGGAACGTTCATGGAGGCCGCCGCAGCCATGGTGAACGAGCCACGAAACTTTCCTTTCCAGTAGGTTCCAACCGACGCCGAGTAAGGGGTAGCAACGTTGGTAAATATATTTGCAGCCTTCTCTGTTATGTTCGTAACGGGGGAGGCAACGCAAGAGATACCTACCGAGAAATTGGTAATTGTATTTCCGCCCTGCACTGGATTTGTGGTGGCTCCGTCAAACGTAATAGCGTTTCCAGTGATCGCAACAGCTCCAAGTACCCTATTGTCACTAACGTCAGGGGAAGCGCATGCTGTAACGGAGATTCCACGACCAGTATTGACCAAAATTTCATTGCTATTGATGACCAATCCTGCCGTGTACTCTGCTGCAATTGCCGCAACAGAAGTATTCTTGATCTTATTGCCCTTCACATGCATTCGGGTTATTTGTCCACTCCCTACACGCTGAGCCCGAATCCCATGCGTACCTCCCTCGCAAGTGAAGTTGTGGACTTCAATATCGAATGCCTGGGTATTGCTGTCGCTATAAGCGAATACGCCATACCGGCTAACTCCGGTTGCAATGCACCCTACCACTTTGACATTGGTGCACGCCCTGAAGTTATAGGCATCGATGACGTTTTTATAGATATTTCCGATACACAGTACATTACGAAGTGAATTCGGCTGCAACGCGCTGACGGATGTCACCCCGTAGTTAACATTTTCTACATAGTTATTGGCGAAAATGAATCCATCGATATCGCCGATAGTTGTCCCTGCATTCTCAAGATCAACCGCTGAATACGTGGAGTCATAGAAGGCATTTCCGATAACTCTGACGTTTATTCCTGATTCAAGCGTAATGCACTGGCGCTCAATATTCCTGAATGTGCACCCAGTGATCATAATGTTCTTGCACTGGAATCCGGACCCAACATCGGGAATTGTTGGCTCAATAATGATTGCATCACCCATGCTGAAGGTGACGGGAGTCGAGCCGATATTGATAATCGTCAGGTCTCGAACAATGACATTGTCCGCCACCAGAGCAATTCCATGCTGTCGATGATTTACATCGAAACTGTCTTTGTTCCCGTTGATAGTTCCGGGACCATAGAACCCCAGGTTGTTTAGCTCTCCTCGTGCATCAAATATACGAAGTGCATCGACCGAGCTCGGGTGAGCAACTATCTCGGCGCCGCCAAAGAACACATGGATGTCAGAAAACATCTGGACGGATGTGATCTGGAACTTGCCTGGCCCAATGAATACCGACACGGGCTTGCCAGTTGCTGCGATGGCTGCTTGTGCAGCGCTGATCAGAGCCTGGAACGCAGGCGTCCAGTTCCAGGTCGCCGGGTCAGGCGACGGCTTGTCAGAGACCAGCTCCGCGAACTCCCAGACCCGAATGGGAATAGAGTCCGCGAGTTGATAAATGGTGTCGATCGACGCGGAAAGCTGTCTCCGTTTCCAGCCGAGCACCGCGTCCCGGTCCTGCCCTGCGAGCTCCTGGCGGAGCGACTGGTCACTGCGGAATACCAGCAGCGGCTCGTCGGCGGACCAGGTGCCGGAGAGCTCGACAGGGAACGATGCCGGCAGCTTGACGCTGTAGAGGTTTCCATCGCGCTCGATAACCTGGCTGGACCGCTCTACGGTTAGCTGGGAGCCATCGACATATACCAGCGGGGGGAGCTCCCATGCAGAATTGGAGATGAAGCGGTTGTAGTTCTGCTCCATCCCCCAGTATGTCCAGCGAGGCAGCGGCGGGCGCTGTGGCCCCCGATCCATCCAACGCTCTTGCTCCACCGAGTTCATTGCGACATCCATGTTCTCGGCGTTGTTATACAGGACGCGAGGGTCTTTCGAGCCGAGCGGAAGGTCGCCAGTGTCGTAGGCCATGCTTTTCTCCAAGCATAAAAAAACCCGCTCTATGGCGGGCTAGGTTTTCGTGTGCGGGTCAGTTGGGGGCGCTTGCATCGTCGAAGGCGTAGACCCTGGGGTCGTAGTTCACCGCTCGGACAGACGCCGAGGTATTGCCGTTGGGATCGATGGAACTGATCAGTGCCGGGTATGGGTTTCCCAGCAGCAGGTGCGGCGGTTCTATTTCCCAGGAAACATCGGGGACGAAATCGATACTGGGAATGCTCAACCGGTAGTCGTCGATCCGGGTTGCCGGGTAGCCACCGGAAACTGTCCCGTCTGGGCGGCGCAGGTATAGCGCCGGCGAGTTCAGCACCGACCAGTCGAGCGGCTCGCTGGACTCGATCAGAACCGAGTTTCCCGAGGTCGCGAACGATTTCAGGTATGCGCTCTGCGCCAGGCCAGGGCCGGGAACATCGCCGGCAAGGGCTACGTAATCCCAGAAATCGCTGTTCAGCGCGTCGAGTCCGGTATCGAACGAATACTCGGTTCTCCGGTATCGCTGAGCCATCCGGCGGCGCATCCCGTAGCGCCACGCCCTGTTACGGTCTGTCACGCCGACAGCCGTGACCTTCTCGACCTTCCTTCCGACATCGCCGGGCAGACGGCACTGGACGGTATCGTCGATCCAGCCGTTGGCATTGACGAACTCAACATCGACGCCGTCGTAGTCGTCCTCAGACGGGGCGCTGATGCTGATCTTTAGTGCGCCATCCATGTTCTGCGGCGAGTACATGTGCCCGAACGTTGTCCTGGGCTCGTCTCGTGCCGCAGAGATCACGCCGCGCTTGATCGTCTTCTCCGCATATCCGGCTGCAAGCACGTCATCCATGATCTGCGCGACCGTGACCTTGCCGTCCTCGTAGATCATGTCAAACGTGTCGCCGCGGGCTTTCCAGAGGGCGTCCAGCCGGTCGAGTTCATCGAGGTCGAGATCGGCATCGGTGTACCCACGCTCTTTCGCGATGTAGCAAAGGAACGGGACGATGTCTCGCGTTGCGAGTTCAGTCGTCCATGCTCCGCCCTGGCGGGTTGGAAGAATGCGGGTAGCCTCTACCGAGATGCGGCTCTCGGTCTGCGCGGAAATGCGATCAGAAGACCGGTACCGAACCGCGAGCACCGTCACGCCCGCGTATGAGGTCGGCGCCTGGAGCTGCGAACGCAGGCCGTACCATTGCAGTGTGTCGCGGAACTCCAATTCGTTTTTCCCGATGGGGTATCGCTGCCGCATGCGGATCTCTGGTCGCATGGCATACGGGAGATTCAGGCGCGTTGTGAACCCGATTTGGTCGAGCGTGGCTCCGTTGTGCTGGTAGTCGAGCGAGGTCCATGCGCCACCGATATCCATGTCGCGGTACTGGACAGTGTAGTAGCCACTCAGCGGAATCTGGTTGCCCTTCCGGTCGATGAATATCAACCCGTTTGGGCAAAAGATGTCCCACTCGACAACGCTCGTTTTCTCGCCCGCCGGGCACGCCGGGAATGGGCCGCGCCAGCCTCCCTCGGAGTTCGAGGTATCAACGGTAATGCGCGACGTACTGGAGTTCAGCGGGGAGAAGCCTGGCCAGGTTGGATCAGTAGCCCCGGCAGACGTCAGGCGCTCTACGGTGATCTGCTGGGCGCTGTACGCAGTGATTCGGAACCGGAGCCCACGCAAACCGATTGCAGCGTCGCCGGCACCCACCTGTAGGGCATTTACGGGGGCGCCGCTATCGTAGTTCAGCGTCAAGTTGGTGGCGTTCACGGTGTTTACGACGTAGAGCCCCGAGTTAACGCCGACAACCTGTATCTCGGTCCCAACAGACAGACCAAGTTGCGCGATATCGCCAGAGATCGTGTCGCGCGCGCTTCCACCGCCGTCGACGACGGTGTACGGATACTGCGCCTCTACTCGCAGGATCGTCCCGGCAACCCAGTCAGACGGGAACGAGCCGGCGCCAGACGGGATGATGATGTTGTTCCCCGAGAACGTGAAGGTCGTTGCGGTTGGGTTCGGGGTGAGCGTCGAGGACTCGGTGAGTTCCAGGCCAGCATTACCTGTCGAGCTAGCGCCCACCTCCGGCGCGGAGTGCCACCAGATGGCGGATGGGTGGGAACCAAGACTCTGGCCTGGTTCGAAAATCTGGAAAGAGGCTTCCGCGCCGAGCGCGAGGAACGTGGTATCGCCGATTTTGACCCCGCCCTCCTGGATCTGGAACCGACCACGGCCGATGCACAGCAGCATTTCGGTCCACTGCTCGCGCGGGCCGGCAAAATACTTCCTGGGAGGCAGGATGTAGTCGGGGAAGATCAGCCGGCGGCCGGCAACTTCGCGAATTGCGTCGCCGAGCTTGACCTTGTTTCCTCGCGCGCTGGAGTCAGCCAGAGACTCGCCCTGCCCCGGGTTTGTGGGCATGCCGGGCAACTGTGGCATGAGCATCCGAAATGCGGACTGGACGCTTTTGAACAGTGCCGCGGTGATCGTGAACGGATCAGTCCCGCGCGGCAGCTTGTAGATACGAACAATGTCGCCGCGGTCGATGATGCGCTCGGCCCACTCTCCCGGGTGGATGAACTCCTCATGGGCCTTTTTCTGCTTGTCGGTGAGATCATCGCAGAGCGCAACCTCAGCGGGGACAACACCGATAGAGAACGGGTGGACGTCGTGGCAGCGGTACCCAGGCGAATTCGCGGTCAGCCAGGCATGAATCGTCATCCTGCGGCCGATCGGATGCCGCTCCAGCGGTTCTCCGTCAAGGAGCGATGGGTAGATTTCGATCACGGTAGAAGACCACCTTGGAGTATTTATCAGAGAACTTCTGGAGCGGGGTGAGCGAAACCCCGCTTCCCGGGTTGATTTCGAGAACCCGGAGGCGACCATCCACCTCGACCAGCAGACCTACGTGATCGAGCAGCCGTCCTCTGTAGGCCGCGGCGATGACCCCAGGTCCTGGCTCGCATTGCTCGAGCGCGCGGTGGATCTCCGCATCGCACGCCCTTTGCATCGTAACCGGGGTGCGCCGCGTGACACCGCCGAAATCGGTCAGCATCGGCAGCCCGAACAGCTCAACCCGCGCTATGAGCGTCAGGCCCCAGCAGTCCAGGCACGGCAGGGCGCGGCCGCCCTCGGTATAGATGGCGGTGAGGTATCTGTTCGGCATGGGATCAGGGCCAGTATTTGAGACCAGGGAACTCGCTGACGTTGTAGATGCGGCGCAGCGCGGCGGTGTTGATGAGGTCGTAGTAGCCGGCCTCTACCTGGACAGTGAGACCCTCGAAACCCGGCGTCTTGACCCTCATCCGGTACGGACGCTCAGCAGGTGCTGTGAGATCGCTCTCCAGGTACATCCGCAGGATCAGGGTTACATACTCGCCCGCCTCCAAGGCTTCGTTGATACGCTGCTGGGCGAATCCGGTCACGTTGTCGATTGCGAATCCAACATTCTGGTTTCCGCTGTTGTCTCGCTTCGGAATCGATACGTCGATCGCACCAGCGATGAACGTCAGCAGCCGCCCGTCTTCGGTCATGCAGGTGATGTCGTCATAGCCCTGGCAGATGAGGATAGGCTCCGCCCACGCCGGGCATGACAACTCGATCGTGGCGAACTGCAGGTCCTCACCGCCTGAGGCATAGAACCGCTCAAGAGCCGTCGCCATGTCGAGGCCACTCCCTGTTCATCGCGATGTCGAAGATATCAGCGAGGAGGATGTACTCGGGCAGAATCTCAGCCCACCCAGGATCGATGATCGAGCGCTCTCGCATCACGACGGTCGCGTTGAAGCGCCAGTGGTCGCGCCCGACGAGATAGCCACCGTCGTAGATCCCCTCGAAGTGCAGGTTGCACGGAACAATGCCTTCTTCCGTTCTGAGCTCGCACTCGAACCACTTGACACCGTCTTTCAGGACGTCTCGGTACCACCCCTTGAACAGACGGGCCTGCTCAGCGGTGAACAGCCAGGAAACCTCCAGAACGACCGGCACGCTGCTGAAGTTCCGTCTGTAGCGTGCCCGGCCGCTCTGGAGTGAGGTCCTGGCCATTGGCTCAACCGTCTTGAAGCCATAGCCCTCCCTGAGCGGGAAGGGAAGGCAATCAGGCCATTTGATCATCGCCCTGCCCTCTTGAATCCATAGGCGCCTTCGATTGCTTTCGGATACAGCCCCTGGCCGGAAGAAACCTTGTTGGCAAAGTCCTGCTCGACCGCATCAAGAGTTACCCGCAGGTTGTTCCCGTCCATGGTGGCGCTGGCGGAAACCGGGGGGCCATTGTTGATGATCTGCAGGCTGATCTGCGGGGAGCCTTGAGCGGAGGCGTCGCCGTTGCTGATCACCTCTCCACGGGTGTTCGGCAGCATGTACTGCCGGCCATTCGCAGCCTGGAATACCTCTGGCGCGCCGTTCTCGTTGATCCGGTACATGCCGCCCGCTCCTACGGGACCGCCGTACTGGCGACCTCCAGCGAACATCCCAAGCATTGCCGGGATGGCGGCCGCCATTGCGGTAAGGCCAGCCGTTGCCGCCCCGCCGAATGACGCAACCGAAGCGGCAGCAGCGGCTGGCGCGTAGGCAGAAGCCATAGCGGCGCCGGTCGCTGCGGCTGTCGTCGCCGCAGCCGCCTGCTGGGCCTGACCCATGATGAAGTTCTTCGCCTGCTCGATGCCGACCTTGACGAGGGCACCGACGACTTGGTTCAGCATGGCGCCGGCCAGTTGTCGCATGGCGTCAGCGCCATTGTTCGCCCCGGTTATCAGCCCTGTCAGAGCGTTCGTACCGGCCTGCTGCACCTGATCAAGCGTCGCCATGATCATCTCGTTGCCGGCAGCCTGGCGGCGGAATCGCTCCTCTTCCAGTTGCTTCATCGTGGCATCGTGCTGTTGCTCTGCCTGCGCCTTGAGTTCCAGGTAGCGCTGGTCCTCGAGCAACTTTGCCTCGTTCAGTTTTTTCAGGTTCTCCAACTCGGTCTGGTAGCGCTGATCTTCGCCGGCGATCGGGTCCATCTGACCCAGCAACTGCTTGTTGGCTTCGATCTGTTGCGCTTCGTACAGTGCCGCGGCGAGCGCGCGGACCTGGGCGACCTGCTCCGGCGTGGCGTACTCGTTGAGTTGAAGTTCAGCCTGGGTCTGCATCAGTTCCTTGCCCTTCAGGCCGACAAGGGCGAGTTGCTGGCCAAGGCTGGCAATGGCGTCGATATTTTCCTTCTGCGCCTGGGCAAGTTCCTGGGCGGCCTTCTTGGCTGCCTTCTGCGCCTCGGTGAGCTTCTTCGTGCCTGCCGTGGCAGCGGCCTCGGCGTTGACGGTACCGGTCTTCCCGCCCGATTTACCCTGGGGAGGCGGTGACTCTACGTTCGGCACAACTACCGGGGGCGTCTTCTCCTGGTCCTTGTAGAACTGATCGATCAGCGCTTGCGTTGCGGCGATGTTGGCCTTGATTTCGTCCTCGCTGAATAGCGCAATCGCCTGCCCTTTCCCGCCGATGCGCAGGCGCTTAAGCGGGTTGGCCAGCATCTCCTGATAAGTGTTGAGCTGGTCCTCCAGGCGGACAATGTCATCAGACGCTGCCCCGTGCAGTGCTGCGGCAATCCCCTCAGCCGCCCATTTGACGATCCGAACGGTTTCTTTCGCGCCCGCGATGATCTGGTTGAGGGCGCTTACCACCCCTGCGGCCAGGTCCTGGGCGGCACGAATGGTCTCGGGGTCCTGCAATGCATCCGCGAGTTCGGCGATATTGCTGGTCAGAATCTGGCTGGCGCCGCTCGACTCGTTCACCTTTCCGATGAACACCGTCATGCTGTTGCGCAGCTTGGTAAACGAGTCTGCGACCGATGTTTCCATCTCATCGGCCAATGCCTTGTTCTCGTCCCGGGTGCGGCGCAACCCTTCGTTCAGCGCCTCGACAGACAGCTTCCCGCTGGCGCCCAACTGCCGGATTTCAGCCTGGGTCCGCCCGGTAGCCTCGGCGATGCCTTCGACGATCGACGGAGTCGCGGCCATTATCGAGGCCCAGCCATCAGCCTCGACCTTGTTCTTCATCAACGCCTTGGACCACGCATCCATGGCGGTGGTGGCCTGGTCGGCGCGCGCGGCGTCGCGAACCAGCGCGTAGGAGAACGAGTCAGTGATGTCCAGAACGTCGGACGTGGTGTAGCCGAGATCCCGGAGCGTGTCAGCCGTAGCCAGGTAGACCTCTTGAGCCTCGCTCAGCGCCCGGAAGGTGCCGTTGGCGGTCTGCAACAGCCGCTCCTGCACCATGGCGTACTCTTCGGCGCTGCTGGTAGCGTTCCGAATGCGCGAGGCCATCTGGCCGTACTGATCGGATAGTTCGATGACCGACTGGAGCGTCCGGAGCGAAAGGTAAGCAGCAACGACCCGGGTCAGCCCGCTGTATGCCGAGGTCTGGGCGCCGATCTGCTGGTTGGCCTGCCGCACAGCCCCCGCCACTCTGGTCATGCGGGTCTGCAACTTCCCAGCAGTCGCATCGGTCCGCTGCATAGAACCCTGCATGCTGTCCAGCGAGCGATCGGCGGCGTTCGCACCGTTTACGAGGCTGGAGGTATCCGCCTCGACGGTGTAGTAGATGCTGCCGACATTCTCAGCCATCAGGATGCTCCTTTCGCCCGCGCCTTGCGCTTGGCCTCGATCTTGTCGAACCACTCCATCGTCGCGTCATGCTCTGCCGCGGTCGGGGCTCTGGCGCCCGGAGCGTTCGATTCGGTTGGGGGGTATTTCGCGCGCAGGGCGCCGATCAGGCCAGTCATGGTCATGGACCAGGCTTCGCGCTCGCCCAGCCCCAAGTGCGCTATCGCCGTCGCAACGTACTCCCGCGCAACGAATTCCCCCGAGTAGTTCGGCTCTTCGTCGTGGCGCCGGGGAAGCGGCGGAAGCGCCCCGGTGACGCCGTGCTTCAGCAGGCAGCGCGCGAGAGGCACAAGGTGCTCGACATCCGCAGTTCCTGGCTGGTAGACCAGATTCTGGTCGTAGTAGCCAAACACGTCGGACAGATCCTGCTCACTACAGGCCACCACCACGGCCAGGGCGTCGGCGAACTGGTCCGCCTGCTGCTTCTCGGTGATCGGGTCGCTCATGACTCGCGCGAAGACGTCGACAATCTCGGCCGGCGTACCGAGCTGGGTCATGGCGTACAGGGACGGCCGCAGGAGAAAGCACTCCCCCGAGGCCGTGTGTACGCCTATCTCACCGATCTCGGTGAGGATCACGGTGCAGTGATGGTTACCGGAACGGTCACGCTGACCGAGGGACGTGCCGCACTGGTGATTTTCACCGTGGTGGTGCCCACATCAACGCCGGTAACCAGGCCGGTAGAGCTCACGGTAGCAATCGCCGGCGCCGCACTTTCGTAGACCAGGCCAGGAGCCGCGCCAGTCGGAGATACAGCGGCGGTCAGTTGCTGGGTCGCGCCTTCGGCGATCGAGACAGAGGTCGGCGAGACGGTAATGCCCTGCACCAGCGGGATGACCGTGACGGTTGCGGTATCGGTAACGCCCGGCACGACGCTGGAGGCAGCGGTTATCGTGGCGGTACCGGCCGACAGCGCGCTCACCTCGCCGGTAACCGTGTTCACTGCGGCCACGGTCGGAGCGCTCGAGGTCCAGCGCAGGCCTTGCGGAGCGCCAACAGGCAGCACGACGCCTTCGAAGTTGAAGCCCTCGCCAACGGTAAGGGAGAGGGTCTCCGGCACGACCTGAATGCTGGTGGGGTCCGGCGCATCCGCATCGGGGGTATCCTCGACGATCAGACCGAAGTCGGAAGCGGTCGCCGAAGCCTCGAAGCTGTAGGTGGTGACATCGTCGTACGGCGCGGAGCGACTGAGGTTGCTGATGAGCATGAATGCGGTGAAGGTCAGGTCCGGGAAGGTCATGCGCATCCAGACAACAGGCTGTCCGCCGGTCGCGTCCGGCTTCACGACATGCTTCGTCAGGTCGATCAGGTTCTGCGCGCCAGCGCCGGAGGCCTTTACGGTACCGTCACCGGAAATGGTCAGCGTCTGGAAGCTGGCCAGGTTCTCGCGCAGCGCGCCGACCGAGTCGGAGTCGGTTGCGTCGATGGTGTCCCATTCGACAGTGTACTCCTTCGTGCGGAGCGACCCGAAACGGCGCCAGTCATTCTCCGCCGGCAGCGCATCGCCGCACCCGATGTAATACTCGAGCACGACGTCGCGGCCCGGAAATTTGAGCTTCTTGCAAGCCATGTCTGGCCTCCTGATTAGTAGAGAACTTCAAGGTCCAGGCTGTACCAGGCCCGGTTTTCCGTGGTGTATCCGGGCCCGATCGGCTCTCCGATTGCCCGAACAGATGCGGCGCCACAGGGGACGCTGTCGCCAAGCGCTGCCTGCGCCAGGGTCTCGATTGAGTTGCCGACGTCGACAACGTGTTTCCGGACGCCCTTCGGGCCGAGGAGGATCACCTTGAGCCGCAGGCGACGGACGTCGACCTGAGTCGGCGGACCGCCGGTTTGCTGGATCGCTGCGATGAATGCCGAGTCGAGCGAGGGGTGGTCGACCCACATCCCACGGCTGTACTGGTAGCCCTCGCCCAGGATCGAAGCCAGCCAGTCCTGGAAGGCGTCGTAGGGGGTCATACGCGGTAGGTCCTGCGGAGGATGGCCGGGATAGCTGGAATGATCTGGTCAAAACCTTTCGTGAGAAACTCAGGCTCCGCATTCGGATCCCAGTAGTCTCCCCGGCTGGGGTCGTTCTCGTCGCGCGGCTGGCCGGCGAGAGTGCCTGGCGCTTCGTGGACTGCCGCCGCATAAGCGGCGGTGTAACCGACGCTCCCCTCGACCCCGTTGGGGCCAACAGTGATCTGGGGGGCCGTTTGACTGTTGACGAGAGTCGATGTGTCGATCGGCGTCATGGTCTGCGCCATTGCGGCGCCCTGGCTCAGTACCTCATAAACTGCGCGCTCGGAAACACCGCCGGCGATGTTTTCGACAGCCACACGAAGATTCCGCCGGACGCGGTCGATTCCTTGGATTGCCATGTCAGGTCACCAGCAGAAAGTCGGGCTGTTCACCGAAGAAGGACATGTCCCAGTTCGTCACCGAGCGAATCTCTTCCCAGCCGTTGGAGCCGTCGAAATGGATCAGGTCCAGGTACTTCGGCCGGCGGTCCTCGGTGAATATCTGGTGTCGCGATACGAATTCGGCGCCGCTGTTGTCGCGGACCTGCTCTCCCTTCGCTACCCAGGTGCAAGCGATTTCGTACTCAGGGCCGTAAACGGCCTCCTGGGTCGAAAGGTCGAAGTGCAGGAATGGCCGAACCGTCGCTGTGTTGGTGTAACTCCAATTCGCTGTCGTGCTCATGAGTCACCACACATGCAGCCGCCTCGCGCGATCCAAAGGCCGCCATGGGCGGTTTGGGTTGGATTCGGTGGGATCAGTTCCGTCGCACATCCGTACTTGTCCAGTGCGTTCAGCAGGGCCAACTGCGCCTTCCAGCGATCAGCAAAGGCCTGGTAGCGGAACGATCGAGAAGCGCCGGATGGGGCCGTCTGGCTGCTGATGTACTTGTCGGCCTGGGCCAGCGCAAACAGCGCCAGCAGGTAGGCCTGAATCAGCAGCGCGGTCGATGCCGGGTAGTGGGCATCCAGGCAGTCCTGGATCTCCTGCAATTGCTCGATCCACGCCGCGAGGATGAAATCGGGCACGTTGTCGATGCCCTGGCTCTGCAGGTACTGCCGGGCCTGTTCAACTGTGATCATGTCCGATTCCTGGAAGAAGAAGGCCCCATTTCTGAGGCCAGAAACGACGAAGCCGCCCGCAGGCGGCCTCTCGTCACGCACCGGTCACTTGGCCGGGAACAGCTTCGCCAGTTCGCCCTCCGGCAGCAGGGCGGCAAGCGCTTCCTCGCCCTGGCGGCCATCGAACTCGATCTTCAGCTCCTTCAGGCGCGCTTTGATCAGCTCGCGGCGCTCGCTACCGTCCGGGATCGCCAGGGTCAGGGTGCCGGCCTGGGCCTTGGCCTGCTCCCGGATACTCGCTGCTTCCGCGTTGGCTGCGGCGATGATGGCTTCGGCCTGGGCCTTGGCTTCGTCGATCATGGCATCGACGGATGCACGCGCTTCGGCGAGAGCTTGCCTGGCCGCTTCGTCGACCTGGGCCGAAACGTCCAAGGTCAGGCTTCCGTTCCTGAGTGCGCCAACCTCGCGCACGTTCGGCAGGAGCGCAGCGGCAAGTGATTCGAGTTCCAGCACCTGGCCCTTGGAAACGCCGTTCCAGGGCTTGATCACCTCGTATTTGGGCATGTCGGTCTCCTTACGCCAGGTTGGCGCCGTAGATCACGCCGGACAGACCTTCGTCGTCCTTCTTCACCTGGATGCCCATGGCGCTCATGATCTGGAAGTTGTAGTTGACCTGCGGCAGCGGCCGCGGCAGCGGCACAACGCCGGTAGCCATGCCGACCAGCGGGGTGACCACGTCGCGGCGGCGCTGGTAGCCCAGGAACTCGTTGCCCGACAGGGCGAAGGTCTGGCGAACCGCGCGCGCCGGGATGAACGGGGTGACCAACTGCAAAACAGTGCCGCCGCTCAGGATCGTGCTACCACCGATTGCCACGGTTGCCGGGCGGTTCATGTTGCCCCAGATTTCCGGGGACACCCACAGCACATCATAGGCATCTACCTTGTTGTTGCGGGCAGCCTGGCCGAAAGCGCCGGTGGTGAAGAACGCAGCCAGTTGCTCCTGGGTGGCGGTGGTCAGGTCGATGTTCGCGCCGCCGGCGCCGGAGCCCAGGTTGACCTTGATGGTGTTGCGGTGATTGCGCAGACCCTGAGCCGGGTAGTTCTCGACCTGGATGTTGGTGGCGCCGTCCAGGGTGTAGGCAACGATCCGCTTGTTGAACTTGCGGAGCTTCGCAGCCTGCGAGTCCAGAACCAGGTCGATGCCGACGGTGTTCATGCCGGCGGCATGGCGCCAGTTGACACCGTAGCCGGCGGTGAACACCGGAATGGGGTCGCCATCGGAGTTGTACTCGGTGTGATCGAAGGAGTACGGGGCCTGGCCGTCGATGCTCACCGACACATCATCGGCGATGTCGCCGACCACGTCGTAGAGCTTGGCGGTCTTGCCGATCGGCAGCACGGTCTGCACCTGCAGGAGATCGTTGACGATCTCCATGCCGGTTTCCTGGTTGCGGTACTGGATGATCTGGGCGTCGACCTCGGCCCAGAACTCACGACCCAGGCCGGCGAGCGCGTTGCAGGCCAGCATTTCGGGGGTCATGGCGCCGCGGTGGTGGGTGATCATCGCGGCGTTTTGGTTGTTCCAGATGTTGCGGTTGGCCTGCAACTCCTGGTAGTGGCCCATCAGGCGAGGATGAGCGGCGATTGCTTGCTGGGTGAGGAACATGTGTCCGTACTCCTATTAGGGCGCCGGGGCGGCGACACTGCCGACACGGAAGCGGATGCGGATGAAGTCGGTTTCGCCGGAGGCGATGACTGCATCGTCCTGGCTGTACCCGAGGACCGTGTCGGTATCGCTCGACGCGATGGCACCCTGGCCGCTGGTGCCGAGCTTGATCGGCGTGTCCTTCTTGTAGGTGCCGGCCGGGCACAGCACGGCGAGCTCGCGACCCTCTTCGACGTAGTTGCCCACGGCCGAATGGCCGGCGGGAACCTCATCGCGGATGTTGAGCCCTTCGTGGTGAGCGCAGTCGATGACGTAGAGGCGGCCAACGCTGGCGCTTGCCTGGGCGAACAGGTCGCTGCCATTGATCACGGCGAACGTGCCGGGCAGGAGTGCCGCGGCGGTCTTGCGGGTTTCGGTCTTGAACAGCGACTTGCCGTCGATGTTCACGCGACGATAGCGAGACATGGCTTACTCCTTCGGCAGGTTGGCGATATCGGCGGTGAGTCCGCCTTTTTCGGTGGCAGCATTGGCGCCCAGCGGAGCGGATTCGCCGCACTGCTTGAACATTTCCTTGAGCGCGTCGCCGGCCAGGCTGTTGGCGATGACCTCGCCAAACTTGGCCTTGACCGCTTCGCGCATGCTGTCTTCCTCGGCGCGCTGGTTGGCGGTCAGCGTGTCGGCCAGAGCCTTGTGATTGGCGACCAGGCCGTCGACCTTGTCGGCCAGGGGCTTGATGATGGTGTCCGCCAGTTCCTTGATGGCGCTGGAGGTGTTGGTGCCGATTTCCTTCACGATTTCGGCCTTTTCTTCGGGGGTCAGGGGCATGTCGCCCTCCTTCTCAGGTTGATCAGGCCGAGCCTGACGATGGGTGAAAATGTTCTTGATGCTGTTGGCCACCATGGCGACCCAGGACTCTTGCCTGACAACGGGCTGACCGGATTCGTCGAAGACGATCTTCCCTGCCTCGGCCTTGTAGCCGTACACCTCGGTCACACCGCCATTGCGGCTGATCACAGCCTGAGAGTCGGTGAAGTCGGCAACCCATGCGTACTGGTCAGGGCCGGAGGCGAATCGCTCCTTTGCGGCGCGATCGAGACGCTGCTCCCGCTCCCGATAGGACTCGCCAACCAGAGCGCCGGAATTCGGCTGAAGCGGGACAGCCTGATCGGCGTTTACCATCAGGCCGACGCCCTGCTCAGGAGTGGCCGCCCCTACTTCGTGCAGCAGGATCGCGTCGTGGTCCATGCTCTGGATGTCGGCGACCCACTCCGCGCCCTGGGCACGCTGGCTTTCGTTCGGCTCGATGCGATTGAGGAATGCGGCAACACTGGTATGGATCGGGGGGACGTCATCCCCCTTCTCCAGCGCTTCGACGCGCTGCAACAGTTCACGGCCGCCCTCCGTGGACTTGGCGAACTCGACGTCGACCCACTTCTCCATGTAGACCCGGTTGCCTGACTTCTTCACGTTGCGGTTCCAGGCGCCGACGTGGGCGGCGTTGATCCCTTCGGGCGAGAACGCAGACACGAACTTCCCGTCGACCATCGGGTGCCCGAGCGGCGCCAGCGTTCCCTCCAGGCCTGGGTAGTGCTTGTCGATCTGCTCGGCGGTGTAGAGACCACCGTTCATGATCACGCCGGCCGGCAGGGTGTAGCTCGGCAGAACCAGATGTTCGCGCCCGTTGTGTGTCTCACGCCGAATGCTGGCGCTGTTGACCTGGGTGGTGATGTTGACCTGCATGGGCATGGCTCAATCCTCTTTCGCCCAGGGCCCGCGCCCTTTGGCTTTCATGACTTGGTAGTTGCGGCGCGCGCGCTCGACGATGGCCGGGACCACCGGGTTCCCTTCGTCATCGACCAGTACCTCGACCTGGCTGCACTTGCAGTTGATCGAGTTTCCGTCTCGGCTGTACCAGTCCCTCACCTCGTCCGAGGTGTAGAGCCTGGCGTGCCTGGCCGCATGGGTTGCCCTGGTGCTGGGGGACAGGGCCGACATATGCATCAGCTTCGACTGAACGCCGTAGTCGGCCTCAGCAGCGTCTTTCTCGTCCCAGCGAGCCCTTCGGAGAGCGGTTGTGACTTCGGTGCGTGCGATGCGATGGCCGCGACGCGCCTCGATGCCGGTCTGGGCGGTCAGGTCCCGTGCGATCTCGCGGGGATTCTTCCCGCGCCCCATGCCCTCGGCGAGAATGCGCGCCATGTCGGCCTTGACTTGGCCGGACAAGCCCTTCATCTCCTCGAACTCTCGGGCGCGAAGCAGTGCCATCCGCGCGCGGTAGGCGTCGGATCGAAGCAGGACATCCAGCGATTCCCGGCCGGCGCGGTATGCAGGCGATTGCTGCGCCAGGTTGGCATGCGTCTGTGCGGTACCGCGGATGTAGGCAACCCCGACATAGGATTCGAAGAACCAGAGGTCGCGCTCCCCGCCCTCCTGCAGTATCTCGTCGACCATCAGGTTGGTGTCGGCGAACGCCGCGGAGAGAAGGGCCTGGTCGAGACGGTAGGTGTACTGCTCATTCACCACCGGCTGGGCCGGGATTCGGTCCAAGGCAGCGACATAGCCATCCCGGATTTTCCGCATGCGCCTGTCGAACTCGCGCATTGCGCCCCTTTCCAGTCGATCTACCCCGGTCGGGTCACTGCTGCTCGCCGGTAGGATCGGTGCGCGCGGCATCTTCATCCTCCGGTTCGGTATCGGGCAGCGGGTCACCGCCCACGAGCGGGTCGTAGCCAGCCTCTTCGCGGATCTCCTCCGCGGTGAATACCGGCTCGCCAGTGCCGATTGCGGCGCTGTTGATCTCGCTCATGGTCTTGGAGTTGGCCAGGCGCTCGGCCTTGGTTGGAACGGTGAGGTCATCCCAGATTGCCGTGAACTCGGCCCTCAGCGGGACCACGCCGATGCGCATCAGGTGCCCGAACAGGTCGTTGATCTCGAACGTCAGTTCTTGCACCCGGCGCGCCTGGCATCTGGCGTTGTGGTACTTCTGATCCTCACTGCTCGCCCTTTCGCCGGTCTGCATGCCCACCAGGATCTTGGTCGGGATGTCGACGCCGGCGGCGGCGGTTTGCAGGTTGACGTTGTAGGTCGGGCCAGGGTCGGATACCGCAGAGACCAGCTGAGTGGCCGTCGCCCCTTGGGTCGGAAGCATCACGTCGTTGCCGCGGTTCAGCTGGCGTGTGGCATCGTTGAACCGCTGGTTCAGCTGGTCAAGCGAGACGCCGTACATCGAGGCGATGTTGTTGAGGTCGATTTCCTTGTCGAAGTTCAGCAGGAGCTGGCGTGCGGCGTTCTTCAGGAACGATTCGCCACTGCCTCCCTCGACCTTCTCCAAGCTGATGAAGGAGTTGTAGGCAGGCTCCAGGAATCCGATTGCATCGCCGGTCCAGTCTCCGAGAATGAACACCCGGTCCGGATGGATATCTCGCACCAGACCGGGACGACCGGCTTGGGAGGCCTCGGTGTATTCCCACATGGTGGGCTGCCCGTAGGTCTCGCTATCCTGTTTCTCGTCAAACGTCTTGGGCTTAAGGCACCCGGCCCAGGCCGGGGTGACCTTCGCCAGGCCATTGACCTTTCCCGTGACAGGCCTGTCCCACGGCTGGCTATCCCTGATGTGCAAGAGCAACCCGGAATAACGACCAACAAGGCGGCGTCGGTCGGCTTCGGAGACAGCCCGCCAGAACCTGCCGCCTGCTATCAACGGCTTGTTCTTCCTCTCCCACTCGGTTTCGTCCTTGGAACGGTCCTGGTCGTCACCCTCGATGACCTGCGGATTCGTCTTCCAGCAAGTGGTGACGATCTTCTCGACCGCGCCATGGGCGATGCCGCCCCGGCGGTACATGGTGTACAGGTCGTTGAACGTGATTTCCTGGGGGAATCCGTACTCGCACCACGCCTGTGGCCGCTTCGCGTCATGGCCAATGCCCTGGTTCAGCAGGCTCATTCGGGCACGCGCGATGGCACTGCTCATCGCGTGATTGACCGCGAGGTCGAGTTTGTCAGTCATGGTCAGTCCGATTTCAGGATGAGGCCTGGCTTGTCCGTCTCGCGGACCAGTTCGACAGAAGAGAGGTTGGGGTCACGCCATACCATCGTCCCTTCGGCACCGGCGTTCTCGACCGCCACGGTGCGGGCGCATGTAGTGCAGCGCGCACGGACAACCATGGAGCGGCTGGTAGCGCGCTCCTTGAGGATGAAGATGGCCATCAGCGGGCTCCGGGTAACAGCATACCGACCGCGCCGCGGCGCTTGATCAGCGGGCCCAACGCGTACCGGCTCGCGTCCATGAAGTGGTTGTTCTTGTCGATGATCTCGGCGAGCACGTCACCGGTCAGGCGGTCGACCTTGTAGCTGTAGAGCCTGGCCTCGCGCAGGAAGCCGGTACAGCGCACGTGAATGACAATCTCGACGTAGCTGCGCAGATGCGCGATGCCGTCCTCGACGCTGCCTTGCCACTTCGCCACCGGCTCGATGCGCGGCAAGTTGGCGCGCTTGTGGTCACGCCCCTTGCTCTTGACGTGGCTGATTGTCTCCGGCCTGGCCGAATCGGCCCGCACGGCGTGCAGTTCGATGCCAGGCAGACGGTCGATCATGAACTGGGCGATGTCGTCGTTTTCGAGGCCGACCTTGCTGGCTTCGTACTCGACCCAGAGCCGGCGATCGTGCACCCAGAGCTTCACGCCGGCTGTGGGGTCCTGACTGAACCCCCAGTCCAGCCCGTAGTAGGGGCCATCCCAGCCCGGTTCAGGCGTGAACTCCGCCACTCGGTACTTGCCGGACAGGATCTGCGCGTCGCTGTTCTCGCGGTAGGCGCCATCCCAGATCCAAGCGTAGGTCTGGTCGTCCAGCGACTCCCTGTCGTTCAGGCGCTCCTGATCGAGGACGTCGGGGAACCAGGGATTGTCCGTGTAGTTCAGTTCGACGATCTTGGCGCCGGCCGGCATGTTTTTCCGGAACCGGGTGTCGGTAGGGCTGCCGTCCTTCTCCGGGTTCCAGGTGATCCAGACTTCGGAGTCGCACTCGCGAACCGTCGGCACCAGCTTCTGCCAGGCGATCTCACTGACGTTCTCGGCCTCATCGACCCATGCGATGAGGATGCGCGCCTTCGACTTGATGCTATCGAGGTTGTGGCGTAGGCCGGAGAACGAGAACCACACCCGTCGGTTGCGGGTGCGGATGAACTTCTCGCCGATCTCGAAGTAGGCGTTGAGCCAGGGTTCGGACCGGATCGCCTGCTTGACCTCCTCCATAGAGGAGTCTTCCAGGCTGTTCATGTACTCCCGGCCGCAGAGAATCTGCCCGGAGATACCAGCCTCGGCGAACATGTAGGCCCGGATCGCCGCCATCTTGGCAAAGCTGCGGGTCTTGCCGCTGCCGCGCCCGCCGTAGGCGCCCCTGTACCTCGCGGGCCCGGAGAAGACCGGAATCAGCTTCGGTGGGAGTTCAATCCGTGCTTTCACCAGGCGCCACCAGTTCGATCATGGTCGGCATGGTGGGAATCGGGCCGCCGCCGGGGCCCGAGTGCTCGAACTTGTCGGTGAACACGCCGTGGTGGCGGCCGAGCAGTTCCAGGTTCTTCACCTTGTCCGGCCATTTGATCTTCTTGAGGATGCCGACCGCCGCGCGGGAATCGCCCTTGCCCTCGAACATCTCGGCCAAGTCGAAGCCGCTGAGGTACTGGCGCCAGGCCTTGGGCCACTGGCTGAGCGGGCGGAGGGTCAGGTCATCGTTGACAATGTCCAGGAGGTCCATCTGATCGATCTCCTCCAGGCGCCGGACGACGTAGTCGGCGTCAGACCTGGTGCGCTCGGCGCGCTCCTTCATAGCCGCCTGGATGGCGGATGTGATGTCCGGCTTCTGCAGCAGTTGGTAACCGATCTCGGACGCGCGATTCTTGCTGTACCCGGCCCTGATTGCCGCCTGGGTCGCATTGAGGTCGAGCAGATACTCGGCGACGAAGCGGCGCTGTTTTGCTGTTAGCGCCATGGGTCACCTCAACTGAGCCTCAGGATGGGCGCGATGTTGCCCTTGTTGCGGTAGACCAGCACCAGCAGCACCAGCAGGACCGCCAGCAGGTAGGGCGATATCGGCGTTGCGTGGCGCGCCATCAGAACAGCCAAGCTGATCGACAGCGCCTGCATGCCGGTCCCAGCGGCGAGGATGTACGCGCAGAGCGAGACGCCGAACCGGTACGTGGCGCCGTGGCGCTGGTACGTGAAGATACGGCAACTGATAGCGCCGCAGACGGCCGCAGCCGTCAGGGTCACCAGATCAACCATCTTTCCGGCCTCCGATCATGCCGACGATGCGCTGCAGAACGATCTGGAGCCATGCCGGCGCGCGGCCACCAATCATCCAGTCGAGCACGCCGATCAGGATCGTGACGATCAGCGCGGCGGTGACCAGTGCGGGCAGCCCGGAGAACTGGGTCGCGCCCCGCCCGACAGCCTCTGTGGCGGCGTAGTAGCCGCCGACCCAGGACGCCAGCAGGTAGCCGAGGCGCCTGGCCATGGTCAGGTCGTGAGCCCAGACTATGAACAGCAGCGCGCCGGCAAAGCCGCCGATCACCGCATTGACGTCGACTCCGGGGATGATCGCGGTGGCAGTGAGCCCGACGGCGCCGGCTGCTGCTACTGCTCCGCTGCTCGTCGGTTCAGCCATGGGGTACTCCAGAAACGAAAAAACCCGGCGCCAGGGCCGGGTTTTCGGGGGAATCTGTTGGTTGGGTGCAACTGTGCACAATGGCAAAACGATACCCAAATGCTCGCCAAATCGTCAAGCGACCCGTTTCAGGCGCTCCCGCTGGGCCCAGTAGGCCGCCACGCGGTCATGGTAGCGCTGATGGACACCGGGGCATTCCAGGATGTCCTCGCCCCACTCCTCCCGGTATGCCTCCGCGTACCGCTTCATCCTCGCCGCCCACCGCGCCAGCTCCTGGTCCGACATCCCGCGCAGACGTTCCGCCAGGCGCTGCTGGTGATGCTCCCGGCGCTCGGCGTAGGCCTCGGCGCGCTGCAACGCCGCCACATCGCGGTCGACCTGGTGCCAGCGCCAGCCCGGCCCCTTCCGCAGGCCGCACTGCTTCGCCACCACCTCGGCGACCGGCCTCAGCGCCTGGGCATCCAGCTTGTCGACGTGGCGCGCCAGCCGCTCCCAGGTGCTGGCGTAGTCGCGAGCCCAGTGGCTGGGGTCGATGCGGCAGCCCAGGCGCTCCTCGATGAAGAGGCAGACCTCGCCCGGGCGCAGTGTGTCGCGGCCGTTGACGGCGCGCTTGTGCGAGTTGATCGCCGCCAGCGCCATCCAATACGCCCGCTCGCCCTGGCGCTGGGTCAGTTGGCCGAGGCCGGAGCCGATCCACACCAGGCCGTGGGCGATCGCCACATCGTCACCATTGGCCAGCGGCGAGTACAGCGTGTGGCCGAAGTGCTGCAGCGGCTTCGGCAGCGAGCGGATGGCAGCCTGCACCAGGCCGGCGGCCAGCATGTGGGCGCTACGCCCATTGGTGTCCTTGCGGTCGGGGTGCGTCTCGTTGGCCACCCGCCCCTTCTTGCCCAGCGCGGCCTTGTCGGCCGCCACCGCCAGCACTGAGCTCCGACTCTCGTAGAAGGCGTCGTGCCAAGCCTGGCGCGCGCTGATCAGTCTCATTTCGACTCTCCCCTGTAGTTTCCTGTAGTCACTGCTCGCCCTCGAGGAGAGGGACGACTTTCACTCGCACGCCTGGCGTTTCGCCGTAGCGCTTCCCCACCACCGCCTTCACGACCTGGACGTCGTCCTTCCAGACAACGCCGTTCAGGCCGTCGTAGATGGCCTTCTGGACGTTATCCAGGTCCGGTTTCTTGGTTGGGTGCAGTTGCCCGGCCAAGGCCAGGGCCTTCCGCTTTTTCGACATCGATTGAGGGATGCTCAGCGCGATGTCGAGTTCGACCAGCACTGGGCCCTCGAACAGCGCGCGACCTGCCATCGCCTGCTGTCCGCTGTGGGCGATCAGCCCCTCGTAGTTCGCCGTCTTCGCCGGCGTGAACATCCTGGCGTGGCCGGCGACACGACCGATACGCGGTCTCCCCTTCCCCACCGGCTCGCCAGGTACGGTGAACATCACTGGACGGAGGTCAGCCATTGGCGCGCCCTCCCTTCATCCCGCGGTAGCGATCCGCCATGCTGGTGACCTTCGGCGCCTGCTGAGGCTCGTCGAAATCGAACTCGTCCAGCGCGCCCGGAGCGAGCTGCTCGAATCGCGAGTACTTACCCAGGAACGCGCACCGGACAGTGCTTGGCTCGCCGTTGCGGTGCTTCGCGATGATCAACTCAGCCACGCCGCGGTACTGGGTGTCCGGGTGATAGACCTCGTCTCGGTACACGAACATGATCACGTCGGCGTCCTGCTCGATCGCGCCGGACTCCCGGAGGTCGGACATCATCGGACGCTTGTTCGGCCGCTGCTCCAGCGATCGGTTGAGCTGCGACAGGACGATCACAGGGATACCAAGCTCCATAGCCAGCAGCTTGCACTGGCGGGACATGTCGCTGACGTCCTCGGTGCGAGTCGACTTGCCGGAGCTCTCCAGGAGCTGCAGGTAGTCCACCACCAGCAGGCTCAACCCATGGCGCTGCTTGTGACGCCGGGCCAGGGCCCGCAGTCGAGCGGCGTTCAGCCCGGGGCGATCGGCCATGTACAACTTCGAGCGCTTGACCTTCAGAGAGGCAGATCCCAGCTCGGCACCATGGCTGGACGGTGCGGAGCCGTCCTTGATCGCGGTGAGCGGGATCCGACCAAGCGATGCCAGGATGCGATCCATCAGCCCGCCGTTGGTCATCTCCAGCGAGACCACCAGGGCCGGGTCACCCAGGTCGCAGGCGACGTACTCGGCGATGTTGATCGCCAGCGCGGTCTTGCCCATTGCAGGACGACCAGCAATCACGACCATGTCGCCAGGCTTCAGGCCCATAAGCTTCTGGTCCAGGTCGCCGATGCCGGTTGCCAGACCATCCAGCTTCCCGCCGAGGTCGGAGCGGCGCTGCAACTCCTCGATGTGGTCGGTCAGCACGTCAGCGGCATGGCGCACCTCGTGCGTCGAGGTCTTCGAGTCCAGCGCCATGACCATGGCCTGGGCGGCGCCGACCTTGTCGGCCTGGGCGGCCTCGCTGAGCGCCAACTCGTGAAGTCTGTCCCCCGCAGCCGCCAGAGCTCGGTCAACCGCTCGCTCCCGAACGATCCGCGAGTAGGTTCCGGCGTTTGCCACGCTGGGAGTGTTCTGGATGATCTGGCCGATGTAGGCCAGCCCGGTGATCACCCCGTCAGTGGTTTGGACCTGGTATCGGTCGCCCAGGAATTCACCGACGGTCACGATGTCTGCCGGCTGGCTGTCGCTGTGTAGAGCCAGGATGGCGCGGTACAGGTCGCCGTTCTCTGGCCAGTAGAAATCCTCCGGGGTCAGCTCTGCCGACAGCACGTCGATCAACTCGTTGCGCAGGAGCATGGCACCCAGAACGCCATGCTCGGCTTCCAGGCTGAACGGGTCACGCATGGTAATTTCCCTCGACGATCTTCACGAAGTTCGACGGCGCGATGATCCAGTCGAACGTGGCGCGGAATGGCTTCGCACCGTTGCGACCGGGGACATTGCCCATCAGGAACGGGGAGGCCTTGACGGTTTCGAAGAGCTCTCGCCAGAAGTCCAGCGAGCGGTGGGCTTCGTGCTCCCTCCATCGGGCTTGCAGGTGGCGCCGCCGGGTGTCGTTCAGCAGGGCGACTGCTGGGAGCTCTGGCAGCACCTGGTGGTACAGGTCTGCAATGGCCTGTGCCGGGCACGGTTTGATTCCGTGGTGGTGGCCGTTCAGGCTCTCGGGTTGCTCAGGTTCGAACAGGTCTTCGTCGGTCGACGGTGCTGGTTGGCGCGAAGCGTCAACGAGTCCTACGTCAGTAGGACTTAGCTCTTGATCTTTAATCCCTGTCCCTGTCCCTGTCCCTGTCTTAGCCGTGTCAGGTACGTGACCTGTCACAGTGACAGGTTCGTGACTTGTCACAGGTTTAACGATCTTCTCGAAGCGTGACCTGAGCTCTGACGTGTGGGTGTTCCAGGGCAGGACGATCCCGACTGCACGGAGCGCATCGAACATCCGCTTGCGGTCCTCGCGCTCCTTCTGCTTCCGGGCTTTTTCGTTGTCCTTGGCCTCGCGATACTCGACGCGCTCGGCCCAGGCCTCCAAGGCTTTATCGGCCACGACGGGGTGGTAAAGACGGCCATCGGAGCACTCGATAAAGCCCCTCAAGGCACCCTCACGTACCTTGCGCCAGCCCTTGATATCGCCTCGGCCATACCCGGCATAGGTAGCAAGAGCTGTGTCGGAATTTGGTAGGGAACCGGCTGGAACCTGTCCCCAAGATGCGCACCACAGCAGGACTGCGGCGCGAAATTCGTCGCCGGTAGCCTCGATGGCTAGGTCGCTATCGCGCAGCCTGGCAACGTCCAGCGGCATAAATGTCAGCCCGCGCAGGTCAACTTCCTGCGGGACCAGTGGCTCAGGGAGCGACATGGAAGGCCTCCTTCGGCCTGCGTAACGATGCCCGGAGATGCGCAAGGCACTCCCGGCGAGCTTTCTCTTTCGCGATATCGCTGTAGCTCTGCTTGATCTGCTGGGCGGCCTGTAGAGCCATCTGCTGGTGGAACTCGACGCTTCCCGCCGGAACTGGTACGGATCTACCGAGCCCGCTCAGCACGCAATCGAGTACCTCGGTGACCGGGCGAGCGTCCGGACCACGGAACTCTTCGCCGTCCGGCTGGCCAATCTGGAAGGACGGCACGGCTACCCCTGAACAAGGCGCGGCCGGCGCATCTGGTCGATCATCCGCAGCGCCTCATCTGTCGCCGCCCTGGATTCGGAGAGCTCCCGGTGGGCCTCCTGCAGTTCCTGGTCATCAGCGCCGTCGACGAGGTTGGCAACAGCCTGCTGCGCCTCACCGTTCTCCTTGATGAGCGTCCGGAGCATGCAGAGCACCTCCGGCCGCTGGCCTGCATCGCCGCCAATCAGACGTACCGATACGCCCAGCGGCGTCAGGATGTCGCCCAGGGCCTGGACTTTCAGGTCAGTCGGCAGCGCCGCGAGGATGCTGGGTACGAAGTTCGCCGGCACCAGGTTGGTGTCCTTGGTTCCGTCGTCGAGCCAGCGGAACACGCGGTCAGCGTTGACCTTCATCCGCTCGGTTGTATCGCGCGTTGGCGGGTCGAAGATGATGCCGGTGACCAGCGCTCCCTGGATGCGCTCGTGCGCCTCCACGATGTGCTGGACGACGGTCTCTCGGCTCCACCCCTCTCGGCGGCGCCATTGGTTCACCACGCCGAGCAGCGTGGAAATCAGGGTGTGCGATTCGCTTCGCATGCTTTGTGGCCTCCCGGCCGGTAAATTGGCTCGGGTCAGGCGGCGCCGCGGAGAATCTTCTCTGCCAGGGCCACCAAGTCAGGACGAAGGCCGGCAATGGTTACTTTCCCGCTCGACGCATCCTGCAGACGCTCGGCAAGCTCAGGAGACGCTTTTCGATGGCCTCCTGCGAGCTGATACAGATGACCCACGGAAGTGCCAGCAAGGCGAGCCACGCGCTCGCGCTCTTCAGGTGTGGCGCTGGTCAGCCAGCTACGCAGTTGATCGGACATGAGTGCTTCTCCTAGATACCTGCGGAGAATTTAGCTCATGGCTAATCTCATCTCAAGAGGAATTTAGCCTTGGGCACATTTAGCTGCCTGCTAAAAAATGGCATCTTGGCCGGCATGGATATCTACGAAATCAGAAAGCAGAACCTCATCAGGCTCATCGGAAGCCAGCGCAAGAGCGCTTGTGCCGAGCGCTGGGAAATGAGCCCCGCCCATCTGAGCCAGATCCTGTCTGACAAAACAAAAAAGAACCTCGGCGATGACGTGGCCCGACGCATTGAAGCGCTCCAGGGCCTCGCAAGGGGATGGATGGATCTGCCTCACGAAAAGCTGTCCGAACCGGCCGTGCCAATCGAGGCGGAACTTATCGGACCAATTTCCGCCTGGGATGATGAAACCCCTCTGGAGGATGACGAGGTGGCGGTGCCTCTTCTAAAGGACGTAGAAGTTGCGGCCGGTTCAGGTCGGTCTGCGGATGAGTTCAAGACCAGCAAGAAGATCCGTCTCGGCAAGTACACGCTGCGCAACCAGGGCGTTCAGTTCGACATGGCCGTTTGCGTGACAGTCCGCGGAAACAGCATGGAGCCCGCCCTTCCGGATGGCAGTACCGTCGGCGTCAATCTGGGGTGCAAGTCGATCAAGGATGGCAAGGTCTACGTCATCACGCATGCATCTGAACTGCGGGTCAAAGCACTGTACCGGCTACCCGGCGGTGGCATCCGCCTGCGGAGTTTCAACCAGGCTGAGTATCCCGACGAGGAGTACAGCCAGGAAGAGATGGCCGAAAAAGGCATCAGCGTACTCGGTCGCGTATTCTGGTCGTCGGTACTTTGGGACTGAATAATGGAGCCCTTATGCAGACAAGACGCCTGATCGGGATTGGCCTGATTCTTCTCGCGATTCTCACCGCCGTGATGTTCCCGCTCCCTCCTGCAGACCCAGCAGTTGGCCGGCCCATCACTGACTTCTGGTACTTGATCCTGGCCATTTTTGGTTTTGCGCTTCTGATCTGGCCAGCCGCTCGAAAAAAATAATCATCGCAGAATCATGAATTTAGCCCGCTTCGAGCGGGCTTTTTCATGGACGGCTAAAAATATTTAGCTTTAAGCTATTGACGAGAAATTAGCTCATGGCTAAATTTTACCTCAACGCCAGCAACACACCGCCGGCCAGGCCACCGAGCCGACCGCTCTTTCGACAATTTGGGAACCCTCTGCTGCGCCAACGTCGCGAGACGCTGGAAGAGGCAAAAGACGCAGCCCGAGCTGGGCCGGACAGTCCAGCCGTGCAAGCCCATGCGTTGCACGCGACGTTGCTCAAGTCACCTGCCAATAGACCAAAGAAGCGAACGCAGGAGTGGGAACGAACCCCGACAAGGAGAAGCGACCGAGATGACACCGATAGGAGGAAACAGCCAATGCAGTACTAAGCCCAGCCGATGTTCGGGTCGGCAATCCGCGCGTACGTGCCCTACTCAACGGGCCGCCGGGCTGCACTCAAGCGCGGAGTAACACTGATACCCCATGACCAGCGCTGTATGCCGATTGAAGGCGTTGCGAGGGAAGCCCAAGGCCAAACACATCGAGCCCTAGCTGCTATCGGAAGTGGTGAGGGCAGCAACACCCGCGGGTTGTAGAAGCCCAGCAGGCGAACGCGGGAGAAACACCGATTTCACTGGCTGGCCCTCCACCGAGGGCCAGACGGGAAGTCAACACGCCCTGGAGGGCAAGACGATGACCCGCATGATTAAAGGCAAAGAAGCTGTAGCGCTGGTGCAAGGTGACGTGATCATTGCTAGCAATGGGGAACAGCGGACCGTAGATGTTACTTGCCACCTGAAAGAAGGCTTTTTCGTCAGCTACGTAGGTGGCGGAAGCGACCGCTTCGGTGCTTTAGACCTGATCGACTTCCCGTTTGCACAACCTGAGCGTTGCTGATCACCCCGCCCCGGTTCGCCGGGGCATCACCGAGGAAAGGACATGATCGGATTGCCCGCTTCAGTCATGAGTATCCGCAGGCGTGCTCGGGCTCGCATGCGAGCGGAGAGGCGAGATGCCGTTGTCGATGCTGCTATAGCAGCACTGCAAACCATCGAGCGAAACAGGTTTTTGAACGACGAAAGCGCGGCTCTTTATGAAGCTGTACGCGAACTACTGGCCGTGCAATAACCCGCCGCCCTGCCGGTAGCAGGGCATCACCGAGGAAAGGACATGAACTATTTCGCGAAGCTCTTCGAGTTCGAAGACCTGGGCCAGGTGCTCGTGATGCTTGATCGCGGGGATGACGGCCCGGAGGTGCGCCTCTACTTCAAGCCCGACGGCCTGGGTGTCTGTTCAGTGGCGTGCAGCAACTTCCCCGGCGACGAAGACGAGCAGTGGGACTACGCCGAAAAGGGGTTCGCCACGGTGGACTCCGAAGGGGTTCACGACCTTGTCACCGAGGCAATGAAGGTCGTCCCGGATCGCCTGGGCTAGCGGTCCAGGCGGCAGAAACGCCAACTACCACCCGAACGGAGTCACACCATGTTGATCTTGACCCGCCGCCCCGGCGAAACCCTGCATATCGGCGACAACATCACCGTCACGGTCCTCGGCAGCCAAGGCGACCAGATCCGCCTCGGCATCACCGCCCCGGACGACGTCGCCATTCACCGCTCCGAGATCTACCAGCAGATCGGCAACGTCCGTCCGGTGCCACCGGCGGAGCTGGTCGAAGCCTGGAACCGAGAGCACCCGGCGCCAGCGCTGATCGAATACCGGCCGTACCGCGGGGCCGAACCGCAGCGCACCCGCACCGTCGGCCGGGCCAGTGTTTCGCTCGGCGGGGCCGCGGTTATCTGGATCGAAGGCCAGTCGGCGCCGGTGGCGTTGCGGGCCTGCACCGCCCTCTGAAAGAACACCACCCGAGAGGTGATGACCGGTGTGCCGTGCTGGCCCAGCACACCGAGAGCCGAGGACCAGCTAAACCGGGGTGCTTCGCAGGGTTGAAGAACCGGGGATATTGGTTGTAGCGAGAGAAACCCTGCCCGCTCCCCTGGCGCTCCGGTGCCAGGGCGCAGCGGAGAGTGATCTGAGGCGTGGAAGCTGGGAGCCGAAAGCTCCCTGGAGACACGCGGGAAGCGCGGGAACAAGCGCGCACGTGGGCGGCCATGGCCGATGAAGTTCCGGGCATCAGCACAGTCACCGCAGCAGCGGCAAACACCCGAGAAGCGCACTGATGCCAGAGCCGGAGTCGCGACCGGCCAGATCACTCCCCGCTGCGCATGCAGCGTTCCCCCTCTTCGCCCGGCTCCGGCCGGGCTTTTTTCAACCTCCATTCGAGAGCACCCACCACGGCGCCCCACCGGGCACGACTGCCGTGTGCCTGGGTGCTGCCGAATGCAGGTGAACCACGGAGCACACGCAATGATCGACCCACGAGCGAACAGCCCGGAGAAACTGGTGCCGCCGGCACCGCTGCCGCACGTAAGCCGCGGCGCGCTCAAGCGCATCAAGCATCCTCAGCCAATCCCCACCGGCTGCCCGCACTGCGGCGGTCTGGTCCGTCTGGTCAGCAACCGGGTGATCTACGGCCGAGAGTACGGCGACTGGCCGTATGCCTACGCCTGCACTGGCACGGGCTGCGGCGCTTACGTGGGCCTGCATCCCGACACCGACGTCCCATTGGGGACGCTGGCCGACAAGCCGCTGCGCGACGCTCGCAATCGCTGCAAGCGGCCATTCGAACGCATCTGGCGCGACAAGCTGATGACGCGCAGCCAGGCCTACGCCTGGCTCGCCGCCGAACTCCAGATCATGCCGCCCGAATGCCACTTCGGACTCTTCGACGTTGACCGGTGCGAGCGGGCCAAACGCATCTGCGACGAGTACCTGGAAGCGATCTACACCAGTTCGGCGAGGTGGGGGTGATGTGGACATACCGCGAGCGCCGCAACCGCGCGGCTTTCAGCAACGCGCAACTCGCTTACGACCGTGCCGTCGACCCGCTCTGGGACCAGCCGGAGCCGGAACCGGAGCACGAGGACGAAGAGCAGGAGGACGACGATGGCCTGGGCGAATGAGCGCGCCGAGGGCGTGATCGAGGAAGCGATCGTCGCTATGCGTCGGTCGGTGATCCCGCGCCACGACCAGTTGGTATGGCGCGGCCAGATCGAGATGGCCTACACGCTGGACGCCATAGGCACCCGGCAATACGACGACATGCGCCGCCGGCTCGACGCCGCAGCGGATGCGAGACAGCAGGAACTGAGGATCATCGACCTATGACCACCCGCCCCGTTCGCTCGATCATCGACGACCAGCTCGACGACCTGGTGATGCCTGCCGGCGCCGACATCGCCGCGGTACTCAGCCTGCCCCGCGAGACCCTGGTGGTGAATCTCCCGCGCCGCATGGCATTGACCATCAAGCGCGGCCGGAAATGCCTGGGGGTGCGTCGTGAACGCGAAGCGTAAAGCCACCCTCCTCGGCGCACTGGCCATGACCGCCTTCTACATCCTGCTCATCTTCGCCCCAGCCTGGGGCGGTCTGATCACCGCCGAACAACCCGCCACGGCACCCATCGCCGGGAAGTGAGCCAACCATGCAAACCATCACCGTGCGCGCCTCGTCCTGGGGCGCGCTGTTCGACTGCGCGTTCAAGTGGGAGGGCGTACACCTCCTGAAGATGCGCAACCCGTCATCCCCCCGGGCGCTGCTCGGTACCGCGATCCACGCCAGCACCGCCGCGTTCGACGCTGCGCGGGTGAACGGCGAGCCGATCAGCGCCTACGACGCCTCGGAACTGCTGGTGCACACGCTGCAGCAGCCGGAGTTCGAGGTCGACTGGCGCGGCTCCGACATCAGCCCGCGCGAAGCCGAGTCCACCGGACTGACGCTGCACACGAAGTACTGCAACGACATCAGTCCGCGCTACGACTTCGTCGCCGTCGAGTTGACGACCCGGCCGATGGAGATCGACTGCGGTGGCGGCATCCTTGTCCGCCTGACCGGCCAACTCGACCGGGCCCGCATCAAGCGCGATAGCCACGGCGTCGGCATCGCCGACGTGAAGACCGGCGGCGCCGCGGTGAGCCAGGGCGTGGCCAAGACCAAGGGCCACAAAGCCCAGATCGGGACCTACGAACTGCTCTACGAGCACACCACCGGCGACCCGATCACCGCGCCGGCCGAGATCATCGGCCTGAAGACCAAGGGCAAGCCCGAGGCGGCGGTCGGCGAAATCATCGGCGCGCGCCAGGTGATGGCCGGCAGCGAGTCGCACCGCGGCCTGATCGACTACGCGGCGGACATGTTCCGCTCCGGACTGTTCCCTCCCAACCCGCAAAGCCCGCTGTGCAGCCCGAAGTACTGCCCGCGTTGGAAATCGTGCCCCTATAGGGATGGCTGAGCCATGAAGAAGCTGACGGAAGAACACAAGCGGAGAATCGGCGAGGCGAATCGCTCGCGCGCCAACTCCCGGCGAGACCTACAACTTGAAGCGAAGGTATTCGAGTTGTACGCATCCGGGAAAAGCATGAGCGAGGTCAGCCACGAAACCAGCGTACCAGTGGCAACCATCCACCGATGGCTGCGCCGCGAGGGGGTTGAGACTCGAAATCCAGGTGATTGGCACCGAGGGCGCGCATGGAGTGAGGCCAGGCGGCAGCACCACCCGGCCAAGCAAGGTCCTGCTGAAGGTTCGCCAACCGGCTACGACATCCTCACCCAGCGAGCCATAGGCAATCGATCCATCAAGAAATCCGGATATGTGGTTGTGCATGTTGGCCGCAAGCAGCGGCGCTACGAGCATGTCCTTGTCGCCGAAAAGGCTCTCGGGCGAAGGCTCCGCGATGGCGAAGTCGTCCACCACATCAACTGCATCCGCTCCGACAACAGGCCAGAAAACCTCCTGGTCTGCACCCGCGAATACCACCAGCAACTTCATGCACGCATGCGCCGTCACCCCTACTGGTCCGACGTCGAGCGTCGCGCCAAAGCCAACCGACACGAATGAGGAAGCCCATGAGCCAAACTACTCTCGCAAGCCTGCAGACCACCGCAGTTGCAGCCAAACCGAACGACGCCCCCATGTCGCTGCTGACCGGCGCCGGCTTCGACCAGATCCAACGCGTCGCAAAGGCGCTCAGCGCGTCTACCCTGGTGCCGGTGCAGTACCGCGCCTTCGCCGAGGTGAAAGAGTACGGCAAGGTCACCGGCTACACCCCGAACGGCGCCGGGCTGCCGAACTGCATCGTCGCTCTGAACATGGCGCAGCGTATGGGCGCCGATCCGCTGATGGTGATGCAGAACCTGTACGTGATCGAGGGCCGGCCGAGCTGGTCCAGCCAGTTCATCATCGCCTCGATCAACAGTTGCGGCCGTTTCAACCCGCTCCGCTACGACCTCAGCCAGCCGGGCAAAGAGCAGGAGGTTTCCTATAAGGCGACTACCTGGAAGAACAAGCAGAAGGTCGAGGAGACGAAGACCATCAAGGTTCGCCATCAGACCTGCACGGCCTGGACCACCGAGAGGGGCGTTCAAATCCCGACCTTCAGCCCCGAGGAGCTTCGCAAAAAGTCGATGCTCCAGTTGTGCCGCGAGTACGGAGTGCCCGTGATCGAAAGCCCCGAAGTGTCGATTCAAATGGCGCTCGACGAGGGCTGGCTCACCAAGAACGGCAGCAAGTGGCAGACCATGCCCGAGGTGATGTTGCGCTACCGCGCTGCCAGCCTACTGGGCCGCCTGTATGCGCCTGAGCTGCTGATGGGCCTGCAGACCGTCGAAGAGGTCAACGACTACATCGAACCGCGGGACACCGATATCCATGGTGAAACCGTGACGGTGCATGTCGATGATCTCCGAGACAAAGAACCGGCGCCGCCGGCTGTCGCCGCCGAAGACGATGGAGACGAGCCCTCTCCGCCGGACGGCGTGAACACCGAGACGGGCGAAATCACCGAACCCGCCCCGGGCCAGCAGCCGGACACCGGCACCGACGAGCTCAATCTCGAGTAACCGGCCATGCCCAGCCTTACTGTCCTTGAGCGGTACGGCCAAGTCGGGGAGTTCGCCGCGCTACTCGGCGCGGCCGAGCTCAACGCCGCTACGGACTGGGACGAGCAGTTCCTGGCCGACCTCCGCAGCAACTTCCAGCGCTACGGCGCCCACACCTACCTCAGCGACGCCCAACTCGAGCAGTTGGAACGGATCGCCAACGAATAGGACCCATTCCCGATGAGCAACAACCCGCACTTCATGAACATGACCGCCGACACGCTCGGCAAGAGCTTGCTGCAGGGACTGATCCAGGAAATCCGGATCATGCCGGACTGCTGGCAGAAGCTTCCCGAGGCCAAGCAGCAGGACATCATCGACCGCCTGGAGCGCCAGGTACGGAATGCCGCCACCATCGCGGTCCACACCATTGCCGGCGGCGACCGCGACACGGTCTACGGCAAGCTGGAGTCGATGACCGCGAAGGACAAGATGAAGGCCGTATTCGTGGTGAATCCGAGCAGCCCTCACAAGGAGGACCTGCTGTTCGCGGTGAACAAGGATTGCCTGCTCATCATCGGCGGCGCCAACGAGTTCACCGAGGGCATGGACCAGGTCAAGCCTGACCCGGACCAGAACCCGCTGGACCTGAATGGCGGCGACCACGACATGGAAGACGCCGGCGCCTGGGGCGGTATGCAACCAGCAGACGACAGCGACGTCGTCGATGCCGAGTTCCAAGAGCTGCCGCAACTCACCGTCGAGCGCTTCGCCGGCCACACCCTGGGCGAGATCGCCATCGGCGTCGCCACCAAGAAGGACGTGTTCGACGCGGCCTGGCTGCAATCGCGCTTCGCTCTCACCACCGAGGAAGCCGAGCGCGTCGTTCTCCAACTGCTGGACCAGGGCGTCATCGTGCTCGAGCAGGAGAACGAGGAATCCCGCGAGTTGAACACTTACCGCGTCGTCAAGAAGCCGGGGGATATCGCCCTCGACCTGGAGTGAGCCATGCGCATCACGAAACTCGAAATCACCAACTTTCAGGGGCTGCGTCATGCGGCCCTTGATGTTTCTGCGCCGGTGCTCCTGGTGGCCGGCCACAACGGCGCCGGCAAGAGTTCGCTGCTCGACGCCATCAGCCACGCCTTCACCGGTAAGCCCGGCCGCGTTGCGCAGAAGCAGCATATCGGCCAACTGATCACCGAGGGCGCCAAGAAAGGGGAGGCCCGCGTCGAGTGGCTGGACGATGCCGGCGAGGTGCAGGCCTGCGGGGTCGCGCTGCCCAGCGGCAGAGGCTCCCCGCTCGCCGACTCGCCGTTCCTGCCGTTCGTGCTCGACGCCAGCCGCTTCGCCGCTCTGGACGCCAAAGATCGCCGCCGGGTGCTGTTCGACCTGACCGGCGCCAGCGCCAGCCCGGCCGAGGTCGGCAAGCGCCTGAAGGCCAAGGGCATCGACCTGGCGCTGTTCGAGAAGGTGAAGCCCCTGCTCCGTTCCGGGTTCTCCGCCATGGTCGGCCAGGCAAAGGACTACGCCAGCGAAGCGCGCGGCGCCTGGAAAGCGGTCGCCGGCGAGAACTACGGCAGCGAGAAGGCGAACGGGTGGGAGCCGGAGGCGCCGCCGGTCATCGTCAGCGAGGAGGAACTGGAATCGGCGCGCGCGGAACTGCGAGCCACCGCCCAGGACCTGGACGAGGCCCAGCAGACCCTGGGCTCCAGCAAGCGCGCCCACGCCGACGCCCAGGCGCGGGCCAGCCGCATCACCGCTCTGCGCGAAACCGCAGCGCTGGCCGACCGCCGGCGCAACAAGCTGGCCACCGACGAGGCCAATCAGGACGAATGGTCGGAGAAGGTGATGGCAGCCGAGGCCGCCGCCAGCGGCGAGCCCGCCCACCAGCCGCTGACCTGCCCTCATTGCCAGGGCGCCGTGGACCTGCAGGCCGGCCAGTTGGTCGCGCACCAGCCACCGGCGAAGGTTGCCGATCCCGAGGCGGCGAAACGTCTGGAGGAGTACCGCGGGTATCTTGCCAGCGCTCAGCGGGCCGTCGCCAACAGCCAGCGGGACCTGAAGGAGAGCGAGGACGCCGCCGCGCAGGCCGCCGCGCTGGAAGCCGAAACCGCCCAGGCGCCCAGCGCCGAGGCGATCGCCAACGGCGAACAGGCGATCAACGAACTGCGCCAGGCGCGTGATCGGCAGCAGGCCAAGGTGCAGTCGCTGCAGGAAGCGTTCAATGCTGCCGCCCAGCGCCAGGACGTCATCAAGCAGGCCGCCGGATTCCACGCCGAGGTCTGCGCCTGGAGCGCGCTGGCCGATGCCCTTTCCCCCACTGGCATCCCGGCGGAGATCCTGGCCGACGCGATCGGCCCGGTGAACGAGCTGCTGCAGCGCCTGTCCGGCACCGCCGGCTGGTCGCCGGTGCAGATCAGCGCCGATATCGACGTTACGTTCGGCGGTCGGCTGTACGGCCTGCTGTCCGAGTCGGAGCGCTGGCGTTGCGACGCGACCATCGCCCTGGCCATCGCGACGATCTCCGACCTGCGCCTGGCGCTGCTGGACCGTCTCGACGTGCTGGATATCCCTGCTCGCACTCAGCAGGCGATGAAGCTGTTCCAGAGCCTGGCCGCCGGCGGCGAGATCGACACGCTGATCGTCGCCGGCACGCTCAAGGAGCCGATGGCGAAGACACCGGCATGGCTACAGGCGGTCTGGATCGACGCCGGGCAACTCGTCGACCAGCAGCAACAGGCTGCGGCCTGACCCTCGATACAGCGCCCCACCCGGGGCGCTTTCTCTCCCAGAAAGCACGCACCGGACGCCGCCCTGTGGGCGATTCAACCATGCCTCGTGGGCCGCCCAAGTCAGGCAGGGCGGCGTCCGGTGCCTGTTCACGGAGTACTGACGTACTTCTAGCGGGTCGCGTACAGCCTAACGACTCTGGGTGTTGAGAACCTCATAGTTACGATCTGCATGCGCCTTGGTTACCCAAGTGTTCTTTGTCGACCTGGCTTGAGCCTTGGATCCGCTCAAAGTTTGGACCACTCGTCCTACGGCCTTCGATGCAACAAGTGCAGCGCTTTCAACCTTTGTCGGAGAACCCCGATAGCCTGCGGCAGACCGAAAATGATTGAGGATGATGTCTTGCTGATAAGCAGGTGTTTGCTCTCCACCGATTGTTGATGCACCCACCGTCTCATACCGGTAATAGACCTTGGTGTCATCGAACACGATCTCGACGATTCTGAAGTCAGGCATCTCTCCTCCTTGATCCGGCCCCAAGCCGGGCCTTCCAACTCTAGCCCCAACGAGATCACTGCGCCATCACGCATGGCGCCGTGCATCGTCACGTTCGCGAAAAGGAACCCGCCGTATGAGCAGTCAGGTCGACATCATCAAGCCCGAATCGCGCATCGTGGTCCAGTTCAGTTGCGGCGCCGCATCTGCGGTAGCCGGCAAGCTGGCCCTGGCGCAGTACGGCGATACCCACGACGTCCAGTTCCTCAATGCCTATCTGGCCAACGAGCATCAGGACAACCGGCGCTTCCTTGCCGACTGCGAGGTCTGGACTGGCCGGAAAATCACGGTGCTACGCGACGAAAAGTACGGCGCCGACGTACTCAACGTCTTCCTCCGCGAGCGCTACATGAAGGGCCGCACTGGCGCGCCCTGCACCAAGCTGCTGAAGCGTCGCCTGCTGGACACCTGGAAGCGTCCCGGCGACGTGATGGTGCTCGGCTTCACTGCGGAAGAAGAGCACCGCCTGGACGACTTCCGGGAGCGGAACCCCGACCGCCCGGTGATCGCGCCACTGATTGAGCGCGGCCTGGGCAAGGAGGACTGCAAAGCCATCATCGCTCGCGCCGGTATCGAACTGCCGGCCATGTACCGCCTGGGCTACGAGAACGCGAACTGCATCGGCTGCGTGAAAGGCGGAGAAGGCTACTTCCGGGCGATCCGGGAGGACTTCCCCGAGCAGTTCGAAGCCCTGTGCAAGGTGCAGGACGAGCTTGGCCCAGGTTCGTACCTCTTCCGCAATCGTCAGACCGGGGAACGCTATTCGCTCCGCGACCTTCCTCCCGGGCCGATCCGCCGCAACGAAGCCATCCCGGCCTGCAGCTTCTTCTGCGAGCTCGCCGAGGCTGACATCATCCATAAGGAACCCGCCGCATGACTTCCCTCAAGAAGCCCTCCCCGCTCGACTTCAAAACCCAGTACGGCCGGGCGAACGACCCATGGAAGCGGCGGCTACGCCCGAGTCCGCAGCAGGTGGCGGCATGAACACCGAACAGTTCATTCGCAACGCGGCCGCGCGCGGGCTTTCCCGGCGCGCCACCATGCACGCGCTCGGCATGGGCCCCTGGAAGTTCCGAGAGCTGCTGACCCTGATGCCGGAGATCACCTGGCCGGCACGCGGATGCTCAGCCGACCACCAGCGTGCGAACGAGCAGAAGCGCGGGCGCTGCACACCGGCGCAGGCCGCAGCACTGGAGCGCGCACACGAACGCTGGAGCGAGAGCCGGCGCTTCACCGTCGACGGCGTGACCGGGACCATCGCCGACTTGGTTGAGCACTTCCAGAGCCCGGTCCACGCAACGACCGTCCGCCGCCGCGTCGCCGCCGGCATGAGCCTGCGCGACGCACTCCTCACCCCGCGCCAGCAGCCCAAGCCCGGGCGCCGGCATCCCTGGAACCGCTCACAGCAGCAGGTGCAGCCATGACGACGAACCAGAACCACCCCGACGATCACCTTGCCATTGAAGCGCTCCACAGCCGCTATCTCGATGTCCTGACCGGACGCACCAGCGATCACCTCCTGATGTTCCAGGACGAGGCTTACGCGCTTGGCCGCGCCCGAGGGCGGCTGGACGTGTTCCGTCTCGACCTGCACCTTGAGCGCCAGCGCCGGTTCAGCGAACGCACGTTCGGGCCTGGGTCGCGCGCCGCTGGCGTCGTCGACCACATCCGCAAAGAGTTGCGCGAAATCGAAGAAGCCCCCGGCGACCTGGCCGAGTGGATCGACGTTGTGATCCTGGCCCTGGACGGGGCTTGGCGCACCGGCGCCACTCCCGCGCAGATCATCGACGCCCTGCTGGCAAAGCAGGCGAAGAACGAGTCGCGGTCCTGGCCGGACTGGCGCACGGCGCCGGCCGACAAGGCGATCGAGCACGACCGCGCGGACGACCCGATCGACGACAACACCTACTTCGTCATGCGCAACGCCGGCGGCGCCGTGTTCGTGAAGCACGGTCCCTTCTTCCGCGACCAGGGCGGCCTGACGGAGGACTGGGGAAAGAACTGGACGCGCATCAGGGCCGGCAGCCTCAAGCATGCCCGCCAGATTGGGGAGGGGCTGCTGCCGTGATCCAGCGCATCTACCTCGCCGGGCCTATGACCGGCCTGCCGGAACACAACTTCCCCGCCTTCCACGCCGAAGCCGCGCGCCTGCGCAGCCTCGGGTACCAGGTCGAGAACCCCGCCGAGCACGGCGAGATTCCGGGCTTCGAGTGGGCCGACTACCTGCGGCTCGACCTGCAGAAGCTGCTCACCTGCCAGGCAATCGCCCTGCTGCCCGGCTGGATGGACTCGAAGGGCGCCAGGCTGGAGTTCACCGTGGCCACCAACCTCGGAATGCGCGCTCTGCACGCGGAGCACATCACCGGTCCAGCGGAGGATGCACGATGAGCGCCGAGTACCACATGCACCTGTCCCGCCTGGCGTCCCTGGTGGGCGGGTACCACTACCGATACGGCAGCGAGGTACAGCTTCACCAGGCTCTCTCCACCGTCCTGACCGGCGCCGGCTTCGAGCATGAGCGCGAGGTGGCGCTCGACGCACGTAACCGCGCGGACTTCTGGCTGGAGGGGATCGTCATCGAGGTGAAAGTAGACGGCTCCCTCGCCGCCGCACTTCGGCAGTGCCAGCGCTACCTGGCCCTTCCGCGGGTCCACGCTGTGCTGCTCGCCAGCACTCAACGCTGGGCCGATACCGCCATGGCCAAGCGGCCGGAGTTGGCGGGCAAGCCCTTCCACATTGTCAGGCTGAGAAGGCAAACGCTATGACATCAACCACCTACGGCCGGATCGTCTACAAAGGCCGGTACTGGCGGATCACATGCGAACCACAGGTGCGCGCCAGGTTGAAGCGAGTATTTCCGCGTGTGCCGCAGGCTCCGGGTGAGCATATCGACCTGCTCGGCAGCCCCGAAAACAGCCGGGAACTGCTGTGGTTCCTACAGCGCTACCCAATGGAGATCGACACGGACGCACAGGAATCGCTCAAGCAGTTGGCGCAGCAGCACCATCAGATGGAGCAGAACCTGGCCGAACTGGTCGCTGGGCGGATGCCGCTGCCGGCATTCAAGCTGGCCAAGCCGCCGCGCGAGTACCAGCGCTTCGCGGGCGCCCAGGTCACGATCCGCGGCGGCCTGCTGCTGGCGGACGACTTGGGCTTGGGCAAGACCATCACTGGGATATGCCCGATGGCGGAACCCGGCAACCTGCCGGCGGTCGTTGTCTACCCTGCCGCCCTCCCGAACCACTGGCCGGAAAAGCTCGCCGAGTTCGCTCCGAACCTGCGCGTGCATCACATCCGCAAGGGCCAACCCTACCCGCTGGTCCGCCAGCCACGCCAGCGCATCCCGGACCTCTGGGACACGCTGCCCGACGTGATTCTTGTCAGCTATCACAAGCTCAGGGGCTGGGCCGATGTCCTGGGCGAGATCGTGCAATACGTGGTCTTCGAGGAATGCCAGCAGCTCAGGAACCCAAGCAGCAATATCTACCAGGCCTGCGAGTACTTGGCCGGGCAGGCACGCCTGCGGATGGGCCTGACCGCGACGCCCATCTACAACTACGGCTCCGAGTTCTACCACGTCGTCAACCCACTGATCCCGGACTGCCTGGGCAGCTACGACGAGTTCCTGCGCGAGTGGTGCGTGGGCGGCAGCGTTGGCGAAAAACCACGCCTGAAGGACGCCGAGCAGTTCGGCGCCTACCTGCGTCGGGAGGGAATCATGCTCCGGCGCACCCGGGCCGAGGTCGGCCGAGAACTTCCGGCGCTCTCGAAGATCCCGCACGAGATCGAGTCGGACGGCGCGGCCCTGGAGCGGATCACCGGCGACGCGGTAGCACTGGCCAAGACCATCCTGGCTCACAACGAGGCCTACCGCGGCGAGAAGATGCGTGCGGCCGGCGAGTTCGACCAGTTGGTGCGCCAAGCCACTGGCGTCGCGAAGGCGCCATACGTCGCGGAGTTCGTCCGCCTGCTACTGGAAAGCGGACAGCAGGTGCTCCTGTTCGGCTGGCACCGTGAGGTCTACAGCATCTGGCGGGAGAAGTTGGCCGACTACAACCCCGTCATGTACACCGGCACCGAGTCGCCAAAGGAGAAACAGGCCGCGAAGGACGCATTTGTCGCCGGCGACAGCCGCCTGATGCTGATCAGCCTACGCGCCGGCGCAGGCATCGATGGCCTGCAACACGCCTGCAGCACGGTGGTGTTCGGCGAACTCGACTGGTCGCCGGGCGTGCATGAGCAATGCATCGGCCGGATACACCGCGACGGCCAGCGCGAGCCTGTGCAAGCGTTCTTCCTGATCTCCAACGAGGGCAGCGACCCGATCGTCTCCGACGTTCTGGGGGTCAAGCTCGAGCAGATCGAGGGCGTGCGCAACCCAGGCGAGCACCTGGTAGAACGCCGCGACCTTGGCGAGAACCAACTGCGCCAACTCGCCCAGCGCTTCCTCGCCGATCACGGCGTCAAGGTTCCGCGCACCAGCCATCCAACCCCGATTCACCAGCAACCGCCGTTCGAACTTACCTGAGCACCGCAATGAACCGCCCCACCATCTGCCGCACCACGGGCCAACGGATAGGCCTGTGCAAATGCTTCCGCTGCCGGCCGCCGGCGCCGGAGCAACCGGAGACACCACCATGTCATCTACCCAACACCAACTGATCGAGCAGTGCGCCACCCGCCTGCGCGGCATCGTCGACGCCCTGGACAACATCCACGACAACACCCCGCACCGCTGGTCGACGGACCTCGACGACGTTCACTCCTCAGCCGAGAGCCTGCTGGCCCTGATCAAGGACCAGGCGCCGGTTCGATCGGAAGCCAGCTTCGAAGAGTGGCTGGCCAACGAACTCGAGGGCGAGGACGGCCAGCCTGTTCCGGCTGCGGTATGCGACATTGCCCTCGCCCGCCGAGCATTCAACCACTGGCCCAAGCTGGAACAGCCAGCCAAGGTAGGTGGCGTCCGCTTCAGCGCTGGCGTGTCGTCGCGGCTGGTAGTCGAAGCCGCCCAGCGGCTGAACGAGTTCGAGTCCACTCCGGAGAAAGAGGCGGAGCGCATCGAGCGGCTCCAGGCGTTTCGCGAGCAGCTCGACCCGCTCAACCTCGCCCCGCATGCGGAAGCGTTCAACGAAGCTCCCGATGAAGCACTCAGGCCTGAGCAGGCAGAGGCGGAGCGGCCGGAGGGGCCAACCGAGGACGAGCTTGAAGCAGCCGGGCTCGGCTACCCGCTGCACAAGGAAGAAGCGGTAAAGCTCTGGTATTCCGGGTTCCGCTCCGAGGTGATCACCGTTCTGGAGGCGTGGGAAGCCATCGGCCACGACATCGGTATGAACCCTGATAAGGAAGAGTTGCTGGATTCGCTGCGCTACATGCTGGAAAAGTGCGAGGCACATGACGCCGCCCTGGCCAGGGTCGCGGAGCTGGAGAGGCAGGAGCCGGTGGCAGCAGTCTCGGAAGAGACGTTCAGCTCCGACGGCACCAGCGACATCATCACTCGCAACCTGCCCATCGGAACGAAGCTCTACGCCGCCCCTGTAGCCCAGGCTCAGCAACTCAACGACCTGGACAAACAGTGTCGCGATGACGTGGCACGTGCGCTTGGTTTGCGCCCGAATCAGGAGCGCGGCTTCGCCTGGTCCTACCTGTTGGCGTCGATCAAGTCATGCGTGAAGGCCTCCGGGGATAGCGCCCAGGCTCAGCACAGCGGGCCGGAAGAGTTCAGCTTCGAGTATCGCCACCCCAACGGAGAGAGCCATACGGTGACGGTCAGTCGGGATCAAGTGATTAATGAGATGCCCGATTTCCTGTTCGAGGCGCTGTGCAGCAAGTTCTGCAACTGCGAGCCGGCGGGCGAGACGAACGTTGTCGAGTGTTGCTGCGATGAGTACGCGGAGGAATTCAAACTGCTCGCCGCCGCGCCCGGCAACTCGGTGCCGCAGGCATGGCTCGATGTTCAAGCCGAGCGACGCCGGCAGGTCGAGGCAGAGGGATGGACGCCGGAGCACGACGACGAGCACAGCCACAGCCAGATGGCCCGCGCCGCCGCCTGCTACGCCCTGGCCGGCTCCAGCGCCCCGAATGATGGAACCGCAGCCCTGTTAGTGTCGCTTGCCTGGCCGTGGGACCAGCAGTGGTGGAAGCCGACCACCCCACGCCGCGATCTGGTCAAGGCCTGCGCCCTGGCGCTGGCCGAGATCGAGCGCTTGGACCGAGCAGCGGCGACTCAGGGAGGGCCAAGCGATGCGTAGAGCACTGACCGCCCTCGGCATCATCGCCGCCCTCGGCCTGGCTGTGGTGGGGCTGGTGGAGATATTCCCGATCCTGCACACGCTGGCGGCCTGGCAGACGGGGTGCTTCGGATGAAGCAGAAACCAGGCATCGCACTTCCCCAGCGAAGGCCCACCGGATCAGGGGCACATGCCCGCCAAGGCTGGTCCCGTCACCGGTGAGCCGGTACATCCTACCTGAAACCATCCATGCCGCGGCCCAACGGAAAGGGCCGCTATTTCATGAGGGAACAGCAATGTCCCTTTCCGAGTTTCTATCCCCTGACGAACTCACTGAATTAGTTGGAAAGAAGGTCGTGAGCAAACAGATCGAATGGCTCGAAAATCACCATTGGAACTATGAAACCAACGCAGCGGGCCGCCCCATAGTCGGACGGGTGTATGCACGGTTGCGTCTGGCGGGCGTTCATCCCACAAGAACCACAGTTTCCGACCCCGCCTGGTCGCTCGACCTGTCGAACGTGTCCTGATATGCGGCCGAAGTCTACGAACCGAGACATGCCGCCCCGCATGTTGAAGCGTGTCCGAAAATTGAAATCGGGGAAAGTCTGGATCGGCTACTACTACAACGGCCGAGACGAGGAGGGAAATCGAAAGGAGATTCCGCTGGGTAGCGACCTGAACGAGGCGCGCGCCGAATGGGCTCGCCTCGAGCGAACGACAACGCCGAAGATTGTGCGCTACATGAAAGAACTGTTCGATCGCTACGAGCGCGAGGTCGTCCCGACGAAGGCGCCGCGTACCCAATCGGACAATCAAGCCGAACTGAGGCAACTACGGAAAGCCTTTGATAGCGCGCCGATCACGGCAATTACTCCTCAGGTGGTCGCCCAGTACCGCGATGCCAGGACGGCGAAAACTCGTGGAAACCGGGAGATAGCACTACTCTCGCATGTCTTCACGCTCGCGAGGGAGTGGGGCTACATCGATGGCGAAAACCCCTGCGCCCGGGTGCGACGGAACAAGGAGAAGGCCAGGGACTACTATGCCTCCGACGATGTCTGGGAAGCGGTCTACGCTCACGCCTGCCAGGAGCTTCGAGATGCGATGGATCTAGCCTATCTCACCGGCCAGCGACCTGCGGACACGCTGAAAGTCTCAACAGGCGATCTGGCAGGCGAGTTCCTGCTGGTTGCCCAGGGCAAGACAGGAAAGAAGCTCAGGATTCGCTTGCTCGATGGCGAACAGCCAACAGGGCTGGGCGTGTTCATCGACGGCCTGTTCGAGCGCCGGAAACTGGCCGGCATTACCAGTTCGCGCCTCATCACGAACCCATCAGGCCTCCGCATGAGCTACGCCATGATGCGAAATCGCTGGGACGAGGCGCGAGCAGAAGCCGCCGCCCAAGCAGTGGCCGCCCGAGACGAGCCGCTTGCTGAACGAATCAAGCAGTTCCGCTTCAGCGATATTCGCCCCAAGGCAGCCAGCGAAATCGAGAACCTGGCCGACGCAAGCAAGCTGCTTGGCCACACAAAGGAACAGATCACGAAGAACGTTTACCGACGTGTCGGCGAGGTGGTAAGCCCGACGAAGTGAGGAGGAGTTGCGGAAATGATCGGAGAATTGCGGAAATGATCCGCTTTCCTGGGCAAGAAAAAAGCCCCGTAACTCGTTGAGCTACGGGGCTTTCCTGTTGGAGGCTGAGGTCGGAATCGAACCGGCGTTCACGGATTTGCAATCCGGTGCATAACCACTCTGCTACTCAGCCTTTGAGCGAAGCGACATGCGTTTGGCATATCGCTGAAATTTCTTTCCTGGCGCGATTTTGAACTTATAACCCTTTGATTTCAAAAGATTTTTAGCTCACCCATCGCTGGAATGGACGCAATTATGGACGGATTCGCCGAGCTTGGCAAGCGCTCTACGAAAAAAACTTTGCAGATCAGGCTATTGCGTAGCACAAGCCGGGAGAAACGGGCCCAGACGTCCGCGAAATGGGCCCGCAGCGACCGGCAACCGAGGAGCGCGCCAGGATCCGACGCGCCCTGCCCCGGCGATCAGTTCGCCTCGGGGCTCGCTTCGGTTGCGGGCGCTTCAGGCGTCGGCGCCTCCGTGGCGGCCGGCGCTTCGCCACCCGCCTGTGCACGCTTGGCGCGCTTCTCGCGCATCTGCTCGCGCTGCCGGCGAGACGCCTGCCGCCGCGCATACACCGCCTGCTCGGCGGTTACCTTGCCGGCAACCTGGCCTTGCAGATCCAGTCGCGGCGCATCTTCCACCATACAACTCCAGTAGCGGCTGCCCTGGCACCAGGTGGCGATGGCCTGTTTCAGTTGTTCGGCGGTGATTCCCAGTAGTTCGAGGTGCTGCTGCGCATCCTGGAGAATGCCCTGCTTGAGCGGAACCTTGGCCGCGGGACTTTTCGGAAACGCCAGCGGAAAATGCCGTTGCAGCCTCCAGATAGCCTCGACTCCCGGCTCGACGGCTTCACGTTTCTTCGCGCGTCCCGCGGAGCTTTTGGTTTGAGCCGGTTTCGCCTGCGCCGCCTGTGCGCGCAGACGGTCTCTCAGCTCGGCAAGTTGTTCAAAACCCAT